TTAGATCGCTTTAGTGTGGGGCATGGATGGGACAAACTCGTTCAGTTTTTCGTTGAGCAGGCTCCTCTGTGCTTCGTCGTTTTCCTTCATCCACGATCCGTATACCTGATATACCATCTGCGCGTTTGCATGCCCCATCTGACTGGCGATGAAGTTGGGATTTGCTCCGGCAGAGAGTGACCAGCATGCATAAGTATGCCTGGACTGGTACGGCTTGCGATAGGTTATTCCGGCGCGCTTTATCGCTGAGCGCCATGTCTGAGGTATAGACGCAACGGTATAATAGTCATCACTTGCTTTGTTAACGGCGGTAATTTTCGGGTTAAAAACGAAAGTAATTTCCTCCTTGCTGCTTTTCCCGTACTCCCGGGAAAGCATGATGATGGATGCAGGCGGCCTCATGCGCGTCAGTTCTAACTGGTCTTTCAGCACCCTGACCGCTGAATCAACCAGGAAAATAGTGCGCGTGCCGGATGCTGTCTTTGGTGGAGTAAAGTCATCCTGGTTAGTCAGGTTGCGCTTCACCGTAATCGTGCCTTTGATCAGGTCGATGTCCTCCCATCCCAGAGCACACAGTTCGCCGTGACGCATCCCGCTGTAGACAGCCAGCGACCAGAAATTTTTCAACTGGCGCGAATGACAGGCATCTATCAGACGCATGAATTCATCACGCGTTAGCGGGTCAGGCTGAGGCTTATCCTTCTTGAGCGGTGAAAGGGTAGAAACCACGTTGCGATCGGTATATCCGTTTTCGTGCGCAAACCTGAACAGTGAGTGCAGGTCAGACATACATGTATTGACGTAAGCCACTGACCGGCCCTTGCCGTGCATATTCTTGCCCCGGCCATAAACGTAGCTGCCTTTGAGAAGCTCCATGCGCATGCGCTGAATATCTTCCGTTCTGATGGCTCGTATCATCCTGTCTGCGCCAATAATGCCAATAGTGGTTGTCAGCCTCGTTTTGTATGAAGCCAGAGTATTGCGGCTTATCTCTGACTCCTTTATAACGAGCCAGCGCTCTGCCATCTCTCTAACGCTCAACTCTTCCTTTATTGCACAGAAGCGAGAAAGGTTGGCTGACTCCGGGAACGCCTTCTGATAGTCGAATGCTCCGGTCTTTATTTCGTAGACGATGTTAGCCCGCAACTCGCCGGCCGATTTCCTGTTTTTAGCAGTATCGGGAATGCCGAGCGACTCCCTCACTCGCACCCCCTGATACTGAAAGCTGATGCGCAAGAACCCTCCATGGTTCTCTACGCCTTTTGGGTATGCTGCCATTGTTTATCCTCTGGGTGAAAAGGGCGATCAGGTTATGCTTTTTTTCGCTCTCTGGCATCAGGCTGCTTCTTCAGCTGCGACTCGATCCACTTGTCTATAGCCTCGCGGTTATACATGCACTGGCTGTTCAGCCCCGGCTCTCCCTCTGGCGAGAAGAGCAGATATTCCCTTCCCTGCATCCACGCCTTTTCGCGCGCCCGCTTAATCGTGCCGGGGCGCATTCCTGTTACAGCCATTAGAACAGACTCCGTCACCCACTTATTGGGGGCCAGCTGAATTATGTTTTCCACATCTACTCCTTTGGCGGCCATAGCCAGGCCAGCACGATACAAATAAAAAGGGCCAGATTAGTGATAATCCAGCCCGTGTCGGCTTCTTTCTTGTGGCTGTCATGCGGCGCGCTCGTCTGCTGGCTCCCGGTCGGACAATAACTTCCTGCCGATCGCCATCAGCGTATCGCGTGAGACATACCCGGTAATTCCAAAATCAGAGGCGAACGGATTCCAGATGAGCAGCATCGATCCCTTGTTGTTGCCATTGACCGGCTTGCCGGTATCAGCCCTTATAAATGAGAGTCGTCCGTCGACAATGAAACGCGCCTCGGTGCATGACCTCCGCGCCAGGCTAAACCATCCGACCGAGGTGTCAGCGGGAACTAGCATCACGGTACCGATCCCCTTGCGGCATTCTTCTGTGGCTTTCTGCACCCAGGGTGTAATGGCGCTATAAGGCGAATTGCACCAGGCAAACCCGATTGGCAGCCGCCCGGCCCAGTCCTGCGCCAGCGCGTCATCGTGTTCGGTGAAGTAAACCGGCAGCAGGTGGTTATGCGCGCTGGCGGCCACATCGGCAATAAAGCGAAACTCCTGCTTCAGCGCCGCGAATATTTCCGGCGGCGTCTGCCAGCTGTCGCGGTGCTCAGGCGGGGTGGTGCTGCCGCCATAGTCATTAACGATATTCACTGACGAGTCTCCTTATCTACCTGCCGCACATAGAAGGACAGCCAGCGCTTTGCTGGAAAAGTGTTGGGCGACAGGGCGATGATTGATTTGGCGTGTTTGTCGAGAAGGGCGGTTATGATGCGGTCGTGTTCCGATCGCGGCTTACCCTCAGTCGCGGCCAGAATGTCGGTGCGGCATTTTCGCGCCACCGAGCGAAGGGCGTTTTCTGCTTCAGGGCTCATGTGAACTCCCAAATTTTGGCAATAAAAAACCGCCTCGGTGGGCGGTCATAATTTCGCGTAAATCCGTTGGGTTATGGTTTTTCATCTTCTTCCGTTAGGAAGTTGAAAAACCTTAGATTATCTAACCATATGGTAATTATTTCTCTTGACTCTTTAAAGCCCTTGTGGGATTCCAGAAATCCATCAGGCATGTTATGCGCTTCATTCATTTCCGAAGTTATTTCATAGCAAAGTTGGTCCAAGAAAAATATTTTAAAGCGCTCAAGGTCATCCGGCGCAATTTCATTATTAATATCTTTCAGGAGTTGCTTAGCTGAATCAATGGCATAAGTTGCATTTGCTGCTTGGAAAAAAGTCCAATCCATACCCTTGGTGTTTTTTACGCTCTCATTGGCCTTAATTGCTTCGGCTTTCAGAAGATCATGGAGGTGCCTTTCTTTTTCAAACCTGAATAATTCCTTTTGCTGCCTATATGTATCATTAGCACTTTTCCGACTCTGGAACGCTGCATATGCGGCTGCTCCCGCAGAAACAATCCCGCCAATGGCAGCGAAAAAGTCAACATAATCACCATGGTGCCAACTCAATCCTTAATCTCCTTCTGATAAACCGGATCGCTACCCTTCGGGAACTTCATCGACTCTTCCCGGTAAAATTTTAACCGCTCCTGAAAGTAGGCGCGTAACGGTTCCGGCTGCTGCATCTCTACCTCATACGCGATAACCGGCCTATTCATACGCTTTTTATAAGCAACGCCTTACGCCGCTAAATGACGTTCATGCAGTCGCGCTCTTCTTTGTAATGCGATCCAAATTATGTGACATAAGTATCTCATTAGAATGCTAACTTTGCTATTTGTGAAGCAAAAGCTCATCAAAATCTACATCTAGTATGTCTGAATACTCACTAACAATCTGCGTCATCCCATGATAATGATCAGCATAGGCTTCCATCGATATTAATAATAGCTCGAGGGATTTTTGGGGAGTTATTTCATTTTCTGGTAATCTGAGATGACTTTCATCTCTTGAAAAATAAATCGCGCTTTCACGGGAATTGCTTGCTACTCCAGATGTGAAGTCGTTGAAAATTTCGTGTAAGCGACTCTCACCAATTGCTTTTTTTAGTCTGTCTCCAATAAGAAGAACATCTGAAAAAGCAATAGCGTGTTTACTACGATGATCAAAAAGAGGATCTTTCGAGCGCTTTACTTCGGCAAGATTGATGTTGGGACTTACAATGCCACGAATAGTAACTTTTGCGATCTCTTCCATCGCAACTAGACTCATGAAATAGCTTGGAGAATAAAAATCATTTTTGTATAAAAGCAGCGATGATTTTATAGTCTTAAAAATATGCTGAGCAACAGATTCATATTCCTCTTGGCTGAGTAATCCTATAAAACCTTTGCTTTTTATATCTTGGCTTTTTATAAATGCTTTTAAGTGATCTTTATTTATTTCCATGCTCTTAAACTCGCTGAAGATAAGATGAGCCTGATAGATTACTTTAGCTATTGTTTACAAGCTAGATCATGTTGTCATTTTAAAGGGTTGGGCGCTCACGCATCTTCTTCATCCTCTTCAGTTGGCTCAGCTTCCGTGCCATCGTAGGCCGCTTTGACGATATTGGCCGCCGCGATGATGGCGTTGAACTGCTCAGGATTAACTGTCACACCGGGGAATTGGCGCGAAACTTCAAAGCTAATGGCAGCAACGAGTTTCATCTGGTCGATGCAGATAGAGGTTTTCATCACTCACCATCCTTACCGCCGGTGGCGCGTAGCTGCCCGGCTAACTCTTCTGCATCGAGCATCAAACGCTCCAAGGTAGTAGTGCTTTCCAGATTGCTGGCGGCGGCCAGTTGCTTACTGGCGAACATGATGACGCCTTCGGCGCGGAGGGAGTTGAGGCATGCGTCGGTGGCTGGGGTCTCTGGTATCGCGTCAGAGACAAGCTCAATCTTGCAATCGTACTGACTAACCTCAGACACTCGGTAGGTTCGGTTAGGCATCTTTGCAGCTACCTGAACCTCAAATTTCGTGTTGAAATCCATCCCACAATTGTTGGCAATGTCTTCAGGGCTGTCGTAAGGATTTTCAGGGTCTTCCGCATCCCAAAACATCAGGTTCGACTTCAGAGCCGCATTCTCCGCCGCCAGCGCATCCAGCTTTTGCTGTGCTGCCAGCAATGTCGTTGCCAAGTAGGTAACAACCTCTTCGTGATCTTTACCGATGGATGACGGCGGGAAGCCCTGCGCCATATGTTCAATATCGCTGTGATTCATCTTCATCTCCTGCGCCTTTGGCGGCGAAATTATTCCAGACAGCCCGGATACCAGCCGCGGCTTATGAGCCGGGCGCGCTTCTCAGCTGCGATGATGTTTTGTTGGCGCTTGTCATCGCCGCGTGCTGCGAATGAGCGGTGGCTGACGATCATGGTTTCGGGATGGGAACGGGTAATGCGCTGGGTGCGGATCAGCGTGTAGGTGTAGTCGATGCAACCATCGACCGGCACCGGCGCACTGGCTTCGATAACGACCGTTTTGCCGCGCAGGCACCCGCGCATCAGCCCGTTAAACTCGCCAAGCGTCATATGAAAAAAGGCGCTTAATTCGCGCCCTGTACGTGGTCCTTTTGATAGTTGCCAGGCAACCTTTTCTTTAAAGCCGCTATTGGGGTGGGTATTCCGGCGATATTGGGCGAGCTTACGCATTGCTGGCCCCTTTTTCGTCCAGCTCCGCTTTGCGCAGCAGGTAAACATCGGTGGCTTTTTCGAGAGTTTCAGCCTCGCTCGCCAGCATGCGTGCCGCGTATTTGTAGCAGCGGTCCAGACCGGCAACGTTTTCCGCTTCAGCAGCGGCGGTGGTGAAATCGGCAAGCAGCTCGTCCGGCGTGCGCGCTGGTGCACTGGTGTTCGTCGCCGGGTTAATTTCGCGCTCTGGCTGCTGCGTCTCAGGCTTGCTGTTGATCAGGTTGTTCAGGTCCGCGCGGCTGCGCGCGGGGGTAACGTCACGTTCCGCGCGCTGCGCTGGCTCAAACTCATCCGGGGTGTAAACGCCGAGAATGACGTCGGGGCAGTAGAGGCGCGCCCAGTATTTGACGGCCAGATAAGCCAACTGTTGCTTCGGTGCTGTTTTCCACAGCGGAGAGTTACGTGTGGTGACGTACTCCATAAATAGCGGTTCGCCCCAGGTGATTTCCGTCTCGCCGCGCAGCACTGCGCCGACGCGAACAAACAGACCGCGCTCGTTGGCTGCATTCGCTGCACCAGGCTTGAATTTCCCCCAGTCGCCGCCGTATTCGTATTTAAAGCGCCCCTGAACGGCTGTTGAGCTGGTGATAACCGCGTTAACAAGCTGCGCCTCATAACCCAGCGTTCCATTAACAAGGTGCGTTTTCTGCGCCACGGCGTAAGGATTCATGCCCCACTGTGCGGCCTGCAAGGCGATGGCGAGGCAGTCAGCAGGCTTGCCTGCCAGGTGAGCGGGAACGGTAGCTTTACCCAGCGCCATTACTTCAGCGAATGCCTGGAGTTTCTGTAAGCCAGTAGGGCTGAAAATGGCCGCTTTGGTATCGGCCTCGTTGACCGGCGCGTGCATAATTTTGTTGCTCATGCGTTATCCTTCCTTTTGGCCCAGTCCGGGCGCGTAATTTCTTCAATGCCGCCCCAGTTACCGGTCAGCATGCATTCGTGATAGGTGGTCAGGTCGCGGCGAAACAGGTTGTAGCCCACGGCAACATCGTCCTCTTGCAGCTGGAAGGTGCGCACCGGATACCGGCCACAGTCGATCGACTCGCTGACGGCGATGAAGACGAAAAGCGGGTACTCGCCAAAGTGCTTGCTGAAGCCCTCGCGGTAGTAGGCGTCCTGGACGTGGTAGCGGAACTCTTCGACGTGGCGGGCGAAGCGGGACATATCAGCCACTTTCTTCACGTCGACGATGACGGGCTGGCCGGAAAGAAACTTGTCTGGCCGGATCCGGCAAAGTTCACCGGTCTGCTCATCGTTCCAGTAGATTGATGCTTCCTGATGGCCTTCAGCCTCAAGCAGCCAGCGTGCGGCTGGATGGGCGAGGGCGCTGGCACGCATAAGCTTCAGCTTGCGACCTTCCTCGGCGTCCATGACCGTCATACCCAGCCCGGCGCAGTCCTTCAGAAAGGCTTTCTCGTTCGCCTTACCTTCATTGGTCCGGCGATTAAATTCAGGCGCAACGATGAAGCGGTGATCAAACTCTTCAGGCTCCAGCAGCAGGCAGTGCAGGGCGGTTCCCATATCCAGCGCGGCTTTCTTCTCCTCGTCCTCTGGCGCTTCTTTGCGCCACTGGAAGATAGCCGGGTTGATAGCAATGTCGTCCAGCTGGGATTTGCTGATGCCAGGGCCGCCGTGGTACGACTCGTTGCTGATGTCGTAATAGATGCCCGGCTCCATCACGCCACCTCATCAAAGCTGTTTTTGTTTTTCCAGATGGCGATCGCCATATCCCGCTTAGCCACCTTCACCAGCGCATCACGCAGGAAGTTTTCGGCGGCCTCGTACTGCTCGTCGTCTTCGTCGACCAGCTCGACAGCGGGGTAATCGAAATGCTTCGGCAGGAACGCGCACAGCGCGGTCATCAGCGGGTTAATCTTGTGCTGGTCCATCATCGCGTCGACTTCATTGCCGACGCGCTCTAAATCCGCATCAGAGAGGTTTTTCATGATCTCCTCGACTGCCTGCTTAGCACGCCATGAAAGTTTCACAGTTGCGCCCTCCGTAACAGCAGCATTGCCATAGCCCACTTAGCACTGTCGCCGAACAGATGGGCCTCTCGTGAAAGCTCCTGCGCTTTCAGAAAATAGCGATTCTTCATCATGGTTTTCCTGGCTGTTTCATGGTGTCAGTAAGCCAGCGGCAGATAGTGCGCAGGCGTTCGGTTAAGCGAGTTAATTGGGAAGGGTAAAGCTGAGCGGCATCCACGATGGTGCCGCCCGCGATCGCAAGATTCATCGTGGACATCCTTAAATGGGTTGGTTTGGTTAAAAAAATGGCCCCCGCATTCCTGCAGGAGCCAAAGGCGGAAAACTCTCGTACCGCATAGCGGCTCATTACGCGTCTGGTGCAAATGCACCGTCATGACCTGTCGTAACAGGCCATTGCGGTGTCACTCAAGGCCGCGCGCGGCGATCATTGCGTCGGCTACGCTGTATGCACGCCGAGCATGTCGCGCAGCGTCCCAAGTGGAATATGCCGGGTCGGGTAACGATGCCTGCATAGCCTTGGCTGCGAAGTAGTCGCGCAGCGTCATGCCCGCATCGAAGGTTTCGTTCCAGCTACCATCTTGCTTTTCATGTTGCTCACATGGAAAAGCGGCGCCTCCTGTATCTTTGCTCATCTCACTCTCCTGAATTTGGGCGTAAAAAAAGCCGCTTATGCGGCCTATTCTTCGGTGTATTCCCAGTTTTCGTTGTAACCATATTCTTTAGGATCAACGCATGGTCGGGTTAGCTTGAAGGCGAACTCGGTCCATTTGCGCTTTTCTTCCGCTGATTGATCTCCCCAGCTTGGCGCAATATCGCTTGTGTGAATGATGTCTCCCTTGATGTGATACTGTCCGCAATTAGAGCCGGTATCTTCATCTGCGTAGCGGATGTGAAATTCAAGATGAGGGAAACGCCTCGCCATTTCCTCAAAAATTGGGTCAGGGCTAGACCATGCAGTATCAAAGCGGATCAGCAGCTCAGCACCTGATTCAGCGTGGCGATTCAGGCGTTTTTTGAATGTTCGTTTTGCGTAAGCGGTAACGTGAGTCTTGCGATAACGATGGCCGCGTTTGACTCTTTCTTTTACCTCGGGAACAGGCATCTCAACGTCATATGCGTTCCACTTAGTTCCCCACTTCACGCGCGACCAATCGTACCAGGAATAAAATCCGTAACGTTTTTTGTTATCCACGCGAAGGTGAGCCTGATGAGTTACTTTTTTGATGTGGCTTGCTTTCGATCCGCGCTGGCGAAGCTTTTCGGTCGCTTCGGCCACCGTCAAAACATCGCCAAAATAGAAGTCAGCCATAGGTTTGCCAGCAATTGCTGAGGCCATCATCTCAACATCACTGCTCTCGTCGATATGCATGCTCTTTGGCATGCGAGTGATGTTATTGAAATCAATGCGGCCATATTTATTGGTGATGGCGCGAATGAATGCTAGGCGCTCTTTGTTGGTGCCGCCGATGACGGTCAATTCGTTAGTCACGTGATTTGGCATTTTTTCCTCACTTAATGATGTGCGTTGCGTCTTTGCGAACCTTGCGATGCCCGGCGCTGTAAATCGCTACGGCGGGCAGGCACATGGCGCCATCTTCATGCTTTTCGCGAAGGCTCGGCGCTGATACAGCGCGCGAAATGCGCTCGGCACTGACGTCAACGCGGGCTTTACCTTCTGCCGCTTCTGCACGGCGTTTTGCGATCAGTTCGCCACGCTTGAGGTAGCGACGGCTGACGCTGTTGGTAGCTGCAAACATATTTACCTCCGGTAATTGGCTTAGGTTGGGAAGACCCTCTATGGGTGACCTCCACGATCGCATTGTGGTGCTCTAAGCTTCACCGACTTCCCGCTCCTCATCGTGCGCACTCCGAGAAACTTTCAGTCAGTTCTTGCAACCGTCACCGCCATCTAGAATGGCCGACTACCGGTTAACACTGAGCTACTGCCCACCAAAGCCAACTGCTCTTTGGTCTCCCACAAGGGCGGGAGAAATTAACCCCATCAATGTTAAAGAGCGATCCAACGTCCTGTTGGGTACTGCTTCCTGCTGATGGGAATGATATTCACATATTGTGATTTAACTATCAATCACAATTTGTGTATAAAGAGGGTGTAACACGTTATGTGTATGATTTTGGTGTGAATTTATTTTTAGCAGTGATCTTGCGGCACAAAAAAGCCCGCTCAGTGGCGGGCGAAGTGTTTCATGGCAGGGTTAACCTGCAAATCTCGTACAGCTAACGCGCAGCATCCTGTATGCGTGTAGCCATTACAGGTTAGGGGTGTGCGAGGTCTAGCGATGTGGGAATGGTCCTACAAGTCATGAGGTTAGGATTGTTCTGTGCATCAGAAGTAGGCACAAAAAAGCCCGCTCAGTGGCGGGCTAGTAGTGCAGTGGCTCGACTTTAAGATAGATATAGGTAAGACTGCGGAGGCTTTATTCCCGCCCCTAGACTAGAAATCGGTTGTGGCGCCGAGAACCTCTCAACATGTCCGATTTTAATAGCGAATGCCTTATCTCTACCCTGGTAGTAAGAATCATAAAAAGTCTTCGATATGCCAGCATAACGCTTGGTTTTACTCCAAAGCGACTCAGGGTTATCACTTAATACGTCATCGATCTGAAATTGACCAACTACCTTGCCTACGGGCATGGTTGCATAGATAACAACAGTTGTGATTTTACTGTTTTTAAAAATACCCTTTCTGAATTCGAATTTTTTGCTGCCATCCAATATCTTTTCAGCAAATTCGGGTTTAATTGACAATAAAACTTTCATCTATTTTACCTAGCTCTAGTATTTTTGCGAATTGATCATTGCTCAATTCAAAGTGACTCCAGCGGAAGCCCTGAGTACCATTTAGACCAACCTGATCTATTAGGCTAGCACGATTTGGTCGCTTTGGTAAAGCTAAGTTGTAGGTAAATCTGACTACATAAGGGTATGTTCTTTCTTTATAGTATTTACGTAACTCTTCTTCAGAAAAAACACTAAATTTGGAGCAATATTTAATGAAAGATTCAACATCTGGAAAATCATCCATGTGCCTGACATTTTCAACAACACAAACAGAACTTGCGACGGCACGATAATAAGCGGGGCCTTTGCCATCACCTGTCCTGTATATGACGATTATGTCTCCACGCTTCATAGTCGCAACGCTTCTCATACCACATATGTAGATTTTATGAATGCTGTTCGCGTGTGATACGTCCTGAAGCATGTCGGGTGAGTCTGTTATCAACTTAGAGTCAGGGAAAAGTCGGGTATGAAATTCAGGGTAGATAGCTAGTAGAAACTTTCTCGCTTGTGCTGGGAGGACAAGAGGGTAATCGAGTAAAACGTCTCCGTTAACCTCTGTCATTGAACGTGCGTATACAAACTCCTTTCCATTTACAGTTTCTTTCTCTCCATGCTTGTAAAAACCATAAGCCTGGAAAAGCTTGATCAGGTGTTCATGCTTTTCGAAAACCGTAACGTAAATATCATCTGAATGAGATGCTATTGCGTGGTCAAAGGCTTTCTTTAGGAATCTCTGCCCCCTTAAAGTCCCTTTAGATTCAAATTTAAATGTGCCTATTTTTAAATGATTGCCTGGAGGAAGATTGGGAGAAATGTCTGAAGCATCATCGTTTTCTTTCAAATACATAAATCCTTCGATATTATGAGCCTCATCATACAAAACGTATGCAAACTCACCTGCATCAGATTTCTTATCTAACCATGCGGGAAATTCTTGGTAGTCGGCTTTTAACGAATCGAAAAATTTATCTTCATGTGAAAACTCGCTGAATCTTTGATGCTTTAAACTATCCATCCTTGACCTCCATCATATTATATTATCTATCGCAGTAGCCTTAATTTATTCTCAATAACTACGTCAATTATCTCGCAGTTATCGTTGCATCTCATGCAAACGTCTCTTCCGGCCACTGAGCCTTAACTACCTTGCCAATGATGCGGATGCTGTGGTCACAGTCCAAAATCCTGTAAGCAGGGTTCAGCGGTACAAGGTAACTAACGCCACCATCCAGCTCGTACTTCTTGAAGGTTGCTTCCGAGTCGCCATTCGCAGAAGCGACGCAGAAGTCTCCTGTCTCAACTGGTTCGGCCGGATCAATCAGAATCAGCATGCCTTCCGGGAAGCTCGGACGCACGCCTTGCGGCGCGGTCATAGAGTGACCTTTTACCTCAAGCCAGAAAGCTTTCTCACTTGCCTTCTTAGTAGTTGCCACCCATGCCTTTGCATCACTCGCGGTATAGCTGCCTACTTCTGAGAAGGGACCAGCCTGGACATAAGCGAATAGTGGGTATTCGTATTGTTTGAAAACAGAATCGGCCTCATCACCAAACATGATTTTGGCAGGTGATACCCCAAGAGCTGAACCTAGGACTACCGCGTCGTCAGCACTCACCTTACGTGTGCCTAACTCATAATTTCCCAAACGAGACGGAGCCGCCCAACCGCAAAGTTTGGCTAGCTGTACTTGGCTAAGTCCTTTTGCTTCACGCAGGGATTTGATCCTTTCCCCAATTAACTCATGCATTGTTTTCATCCAGTAAATTTACCACGGTTCGTGATTGCACTCTGTACACGAATTGAGGTTGACTGTTAATCACATTTTGTGTGTAATGGTTGTGCAATTTAATGTTATGGAGGCTGCAATGAACAACATTGCTCAGCAGCGAAAAAAAATCGGAGTTTCGCAAGCTGTCCTGGCTTCAGCCATTGGTTGGGGTCAATCCCGTATCGCCAACTATGAGCTGAACATCCGTACTCCGAGCCTAAATGACTGTCGAGCAATCATTGAAGGCTTAAAAAAACTGGGCTGCAAATGCTCGCTGGATGAAGTCTTCCCACCGTCCAAAGACAAAGCAGCTTAAGCAACACCGCTCTTTAACACTCTGAAATCCAGCCCCGCCCGTGTGGGGAAACCTCAAGTGACTTGCTCACCGCAATGTCACGCAACCAACTTACCAACAAGGGAATTATCCAAGATGGAACATGCAACTCAAAGCAAGAACGCGCGCCGCATTGAATCGGCATTGCTGAACAAGCTGGCGTCTATCAGCCAGAAAACATTCGCAGAAAAGCTGGGGATCGCTGAGTACCAGGTCAGCCGCATGAAGAAGAACTTTTTCCGCCAGATGAGCATGGCTATCGACATCCTGGAATACGGGATTGCTGATGACGATGCGACGCAGCTGGCTAAAGCGGTGGCGAAAGAAGTGGCCCTGATTTTGGGCAAAGAAAAGGCCCCGAACTGCGGGAACAGTTTCGAGGCCTGATGCGAAATGACTGGATCAATTCACAGGAGTAATTATGAGTAGTTTATCACTGCATTACAAGGCCAAGGATAAAAACGGCACCGAGACAACGGTCAAGAAAACGTTTCTGGTCCCACTGGCCGAGCTGTACATCGAACCGGGCTACAACGTCCGTGAAATCGACCAGGCGCACGTCGAAGAGTTTCGCGATGCGTTTATCGCCGGTGAGTTTGTCCCGCCTCTGGCCGTTCAGGTCACAGAGCAGGGCATCAAGGTTATCGACGGTCACCACCGCTATCATGGCGCGCTGCTGGCGACAGAAGCAGGCCACGAAGTTGCTCGTCTGGAATGCAAAGATTTCTCGGGTACCGAAGCTGATCGAATCGCCTTCATGGTTACCAGTAGCCAGGGTAAACCGCTTACCTCGTTGGAGCGCGCTGCTGCTTATCAACGCCTGGCTAATCAGGGTTGGTCTACCTCTGAAATAGCCAGCAAGGTGAAGCGCTCTGTTGGCGATGTTGATCATCACCTGCAACTGCTTGTCTGCGGCGATGAGCTGATAGCGATGGTGAAGGCTGGTGAGGTTGCTCCGACGACCGCGGTTGCTCTTTCTCGTGAGCACGGGCCTAAAGCTGACAGCGTAGCCCGTGAGCAGATGGAGAAGGTTAAGGCAGCAGGGAAAAAGAAACTGTCCCGAAGCGCAGCAATCCCTCAGTTCAGCGCGTCGAAAGCGCGGCGCCTGGTGGAGTTGCTGGTTGATGCTGTATTCGATCGCGATGGTGGCTTCGATAACCTGATTCTTTCGCACGGAACGGCTGAAGAGATAAAGCGGATCATCGCTGATTATCGCGCTGGCATACCGGCGGGTGGGGGCGGCGATGAATCTTGCGTATGACAATGTATCACCAATCAGGCCCGAACTCCGGGCCGTGGAGCGTCGCGTGGCAGATCTGGAGGACGGATACACGCGCATCGCCAATGAACTGCTTGAGGCCGTCATGCTGGCTGGAATGACACAGCATCAGCTTCTGGTTTTCATGGCCGTTATGCGCAAAACATACGGCTTCAACAAGAAAGTTGACTGGGTGAGCAACGAGCAGCTTTCCCAGCTTACAGGTATGTTGCCGCACAAATGCTCAGCAGCAAAAAGCGCTCTGGTGAAGCGAAATATTCTCACTCAGGAAGGTCGGCTGACGGGCATAAACAAGGAGCTAAATGAGTGGGAAAACGAGCCTTACCCGAAAAAGGTAAATTTACCCGAATCAGGTAAGAAATGTTTACCCGAATCAGGTAACAGGTCTTACCCGAATCGGGTAACCACAAAAGACAATATTACAAAAGACAAAAAAGACATTAAACATACGTCCGAGAATTCTGGCGAATCCTCTGACGAGCGTCTGAAAAGTCTTCCGGTTGTTCGGCCTGAAGCAGCAGTTCATTCACAGAAGGGTGACAAGTGGGGAACCGCCGACGACCTTCTGGCTGCTCAGTGGATTTTCAGCCGGGTTCAGGTGATCACCCCTACAGCACAGCAACCCAACTGGCCCGCCTGGGCAAATGACATTCGCCTGATGCGCGATTCGCTGAAAACCAGCCACAGGGAAATCTGCGAAGTATTCACCTGGGCGAACGGCAATCAGTTCTGGCAAACCAATATCCTCAGCCCGTCGAAGCTGCGTAAGCAGTGGGCGACCCTTAAAGCGCAGATGAGCCAGCCGGTTCGCAACGCGCCATCCAGTTCACAGCAGCAGGTTCCACACTGGAACGACCGCAGAGAGTGGGAGGAAAATTTCATATGAGAAACCTCGTAGCCGCAATAAACAACCGCGACAGCATCGCGCTGGCCCGCATGGCTGGTGACGGCCCGCAGCCGGTAGCCCGTGGCGTGAACGAAACCGTTGAGCGTCTGGTCGACATGCTGTTCATGAGCCTCAAGCAGGTGTTTCCGGCATCGGTCAGCACGGTGCTGAAAGACCCGCGGGACGAAGCCGCGGCAAAACGTCAGTGGATCGCCGCCTTCGCCGAAAACGACATCAGCACGAAGCAGCAGCTGTCGGCCGGCATGAAGCACGCTCGCGCCAGTGGTTCGCCGTTCTGGCCGTCGCCGGGCCAGTTTATCCAGTGGTGTAAGCAGGGAGAACTCCGCTCCGCTGGACTGCCGGACGAAGACGGCTTGTATGACATGGTGATGAAATATTCTTCACGCCGTGGGCTCATCGACAGCCCCGAAGCTTACCCGTGGGAAAGCAACGCCGCTTACTGGATGGTTACCGGCCTGTACAGCACCATGCGCGCCAACAACCTCACCGAGCCTGAGCTGCGCGCAAAATGCCGCGCCGAGCTTCGCAAAATGGCGTCGCGTATTGAGTCTGGCGAAGAAATTCCGCCACCGCGCGCGCAGCTGGAAAAACTCTACATGCCGACAGCCAGCGAAAAGGCCCTGGACAACGTCGCCCGGCTGAAAGCTCTCGTCAGGAAAGGGAGATGATCATGAGCGAAAGCATCAGAAGCAGCTTCGAGCGTTTTTATCACAGCGTTCACGGCGACAAGCACAGCGTGACCCGCTCGCACCTCGGCTATCGGGATGAGGTCGTAGATCGCGCCTTTTTCTGCTGGCTGGCCGGACGGGAAGGGGCAAGAGCATGACGCAGGTAACTCAGCTGATTATCCAACCTTCGCAGGATCAAACGCGCAACCTTGTGCTGGCAATCATCGATGTAGCCAAGAAGAAACCGGCATCGCAGGACACGCTGACGCATATCCGCACGCTGGCCACAGAAGCTGTTGACCTGATGGGCAGCCAGTCACCTGATGATGCGGCGCCAGCCAGGAGCAGCAAGCAAGTCACCATCTCAAAGCGGGACTACCGGCAGATCTGCAACGCCTACATCAACGCCGTGAACGCACAGCAGCAGCTCCTCATGGTTCATCAGGGTGACAATCCCTTTTCAGATGCAGCCGTAGGGCGCCTGGAAGATGCGTTTCACGTAATTATTCAGCAACTGAAGGAGGTTGTTGATGGAGATACCGAAGGGCGGCATACGGCTTCATAGGTCGAACTTCAACGCCATCGGGCAGCAAATCCTCCCCATGCTCGACTCTGGCGAAACCTACCGGCTGATCATCAAGCCATGGCGCGAGAAGCGCAGCCTAAACCAGAACGCCTTATCCCACATGTGGTACAGCGAAATCAGCGACTGGCTCATCCGACGCGGCAAAGATTTTGCCTCCCCTGAATGGGTGAAAGACGCGATGAAGCACACCTATCTCGGCTACGTAGAGCGAGAAATGGTCGATGTGGTGACAGGGGAATCAACAGTGATCCGCTCGCTACGGCATACCTCAGACCTCGATACCGGCGACATGCATTTCTACCTCACGCAGGTGGAAGGCTGGGCGCTTAATCTCGGCTGCAAACTGACGGTACCGGCTGACAGCGAATACATGAAACTGAAGGAAAAACAAAATGGGTAGACGAAGCACCTGGACACAGCAGGAACTTGAATACGTAGAGCGCGTGGCCGGAAAGGTCCCGGCGCCAGTGATCGCCAGGGCGATCAACAAACCGCTCAGCACGCTGAAAACCAAAGCTAACGTCATGGGTCTCGGGTTACATGTACCGAAGCGGATCCTCGAAAAGCACTGGCCGGAGTATCTGAGAAAGAACGGAGGCAGCCATGCGGCAAACCTGGTTCACCCATGACCCCGTAGATACAGACACCGCCAACGAACTCCTTTCACGCTATGCCGCCCGTAACATCCAGACCCAAAAGACACTCGCTACCGATCCACGCCTCTGGCTGGTCAGCGCGCTGCTGCCTGAGGGAAACCGCGAACCACGGAGAGACACGACCTATGAGCACAAATGCTGGGTGTAAGCGCTGCTGCAAATGCCTTACCGTTCTCACCAGTGAGGATAAACACCGGTTCGGGAACAACTGTGAAATCTGTGAAGGAGACGCCTGGTATTACGAGCACTTCGACTACGTCCCGTTCCACACCATCTGGCGATACGCCTGCTATCAGCTGCGCTGGCTGCGGTTCAGCATTGCCGCCGGACTAGGTGTATGCCTGCGCCCGCTGCTGCGCCGGCTGGATGCAAGACGACAACTTCAGAATGCACGGAGGGGGCGATGAGGAAGATCAGACGCCGCTGTAAAAACCCTGACTGTCGCGAATGGTTTAATCCTGCCTTTCAAAATCAGCAGTGGTGCAGCGCAGAGTGTGGGACGGTAATCGCGCTGGCCAAGAGGGAGAAAGACCGGCAGAAAGCGAAACAGGAAGCAGAACGACGACGAAGAGAAGAAACCCAGCAGGAAAAACGCCACACCAAAATCCGCAAGTTAGCCCTCAAGCCCGACAGTTACTTCAAGAAGCAAGCCCAGCAAGCCTTCAATCAGTTCATTCGCCTTCGAGACCATGACCAGCCCTGTATCAGCTGCGGCGAAACCAATCCGCCCGATTTGCATGGCGGCCAGTGGGACTGCGGCCACTTCAAAACGGTCGGCGGATTCCCTGAGCTGCGCTTCGAAGAGCGCAACGCTTATCGTCAGTGCAAATCATGCAACGCCGGATCGGCAAAGCATGGTGCGAAGGCGGCGACGGTGGCGCAGCAGTATGAAGCGAACCTGGTTGAGCGATACGGGCAGGCGCTGGTCGACTGGCTGAATGGGCCGCATGAGATGCCGCATTACCGGCGCGATGACTTTATCCGGATTCGTGATGAATACCGGGCTAAGTGCCGCAAACTAACAAAATTGATGGAGGCAGCATGAGCCTTGAAGCGACAGTGAAGTACCATTTTCCGAAGGGCCAGAACTTCAGCGGCACAGCGCCCCAAACATCGCCCGACGCGATGACCGGGACCGACTACGTAGCTGCCATGGGCATGACGCAAAGCCGTGCTCCGCTCGGTTATGCAGCCTTCATGGGGAAAGTGGGAGTAAGCGAGAACGACGCCCGACGCGCCGTATCCCTGTTAACTGAATTTGCACTACACACCTGCGACCGGGTTGCCGCCCTTCGCAAGCTTGAAACAGATGTTAAACCAGCTGTGATGCAAGTGCTCGCAACTTACGCCTATCTCGATTATTGCCGCAGCGCCGCCAGCTTAAAGCCGTGCGAGTGCTGCAACACTACCGGGTTTATCGATGCTGAAGTCGTGACAATGAAGTCGATGCTGTCGGGCGCCGGCCGACGCGAAGTGCGTGAGCAGGTCAGGGTGCGCTGCAAAACCTGCGCAGGCAAAGGCGTCGTGTCGTCGGCGTGCCGGGACTGTAACGGGCGAGGGCGCGCGGTAATGCGCAAAGAGTCAGAGCGGCAGGGCGTGCCGGTAATGGGCGACTGTAAGCAGTGCAGCGGAAGAGGGTTTGAACGCATTCCTTCAACCGCAGCTTATCGAGCGATCAGCAGCATCACTGATTCAATCAGCCTGGTTACGTGGGAGAAGAGCGGTAAGCAGTTTTATGAAACGCTGATTGGCAAGCTTGAGATGGAAGAGTCGTGGGCAAATGCGGCGCTAAACAAGGTGACTGCATAGCGCATTAGAAAATAGCTCGTTATTTTATCGCGGGCTGTTTACTTTTCCGGAACTCAGGGATATAGTTCCAAACAGTGAAAGCTACGTCTTGTTGTTGAGCGGCAACAAAACAGTCCGCTGTTTCTGAGTGGACACTAAAAGCCCTGCGGTTTAATGCCGTGGGGCTTTTTTTGCCTGAATTTGGGTCAGAAGCACAGCGGTTGTGCGTTCGGCTGTTAACTGATTGGTTGCAGGTTCGAATCCTGCCTTATCCGCCATACATTCTGGCCCCTTGGCTCAGCGGTAAGAGCGTCCAATACATAATTGGCAGGTCGCTGGTTCAAATCCAGCGGGGCCACCAGATTTTCCCCGGTCATGACTATGACTGTAATTACTGCTAAAGCGTCGGAGATAATATCTGGAGCTTTTAGGTTTAAAGATTCCATAAATAAAATTGATTAAGATTAGAGTTTTTCTCATTGCATCTTTATTTTTTTTCCTGGTTCGTTAACTTGTATAAGGGTTTAACTAACGAATAGGGCTGTTCAATGTTATCAACTTATGAAAGATGGGTTTCTTTCTTCGATTTCGCGTTTCAGCCAACTCATGCGGCTGCGCCTGATATACCTGTATCCGATATCCTGAGGAATCTGAAAAACCTAGTGGATGCAGGCAACGCTGTTAGGCTATACAATCAAGGCACGCGTGCAGTGCGAATTTCTGAGATGACTTACAAAGTTGGTGATTCAGAAGCAATCTTACTTATCCAGCTTTGTGACAAGAATGGGTCAGATCCAGTTTTTGGCGAACTCACGACAGGGCAACTTCGCGTTGAGCCCAAGCTTGCGGGAGAAGGAATTGCCGTTTCGAGCCATGTAATGATCTCAACCTCAATAGTTCAGCATACCGCAGATCATTTCAAAACCTTAGTTGAGACTGTTCCGGGCATAAGCAAATCAATCCTACAGCCTTTTCTCAATGCAATGCTTCGTGAAGCATTTACAGGTCAAGAGTTCAAAAATCCAGCAACAAAAGCAATGTGCCAACTTAAGCCAAAACTTGAAATTTTTTCTCATGGCTCGCAAACTTTGCTAGACACTCTAAAGGGTGCAAAATTGCATAATGTAAAACTGGTCAGCACTCGTAAGCAAGGCGGCATGGACAAAACAGCTTACACTGAACTAGCAGAACGGTCAGTGAGGTATAAGATTATAAAGCAACCACCACTGGCAGATAAAAAAAGGTTATTGGAAATTTTAAGAAAGAAAGGCCAACAGTCGGGCTTCAGCAAAGTATCTATCAGCTATTCGAAAGATGGTCGTCAAGCTAGCCTTGATTTAGATAGAAATGAGGATGCAGCAACCAAGCTCTTTACAAAAAGTGAAAAAATCATTCTCGGTTCCGGCATTAATCAGTGTGAGAGCACGATACACCAGGAGCTGGAGACGAAGATGAAAGGGCTATTATAATCGAGGTTTCGACATGAAACTTTTTTCACCATTAAATTATCTGCGTATCAGGCACAGCGAAAAGAAATGGTACGACTTTATTATACCGTCGCTAGGGGCTGTACTTGCTATGGCAATTTATTTTTTTTGCCACGACCAAATTCCTTTAGTGGGTAGTAGTGGTCTGATAGTACAAGTTAATGGGTTGCTGCAAGTCCTGATAGGATTTTATATTGCTGCTTTAGCCGCCGTTTCGACTTTCAGTAACTCGTCTATCGACGAGGTAATGGCTGGAGATCCTCCAACTATCGTAGAAAAGTTTCGTGCAACCAAAGTTAAAGTTGAGCTAACCCGAAGAAGATTTGTTTGCTATCTTTTTGGATATCTTGCGCTCATGAGTTTTATATTGTTTAGCGTTGGGCTAGTGGCAATTCTTTTGGGTAAAATGATTTCTGCATGGATCATTGGGCTAAGCTCTCTAGAGGTTCTTTGGTTGATAAAAACGGTATTTGTTGGTTTTTACTCTTTAATACTAATAAACCTAATTGCCACGACTTTATTGGGGTTATATTACCTTTCAGTTAGATTTCATCAGTCCTCGCTATGAAATTATGAAATGCAGAATATAAAGGCTCGCTTCGGCGGGCCTTTTCTGTTTTCGCCCCTGCCCATCACTGCACACTTCGGTTTAGCGACCTGTGGCAGAGTGCGATTTTTATCCATAAAAAAATCCGCATTCAGGCAGATTCTTCAACATTGACTACGCAACGGCAGGACGGTGCTTTTTTCTCTCGACAAGATTAAAGCTAATCGGGCTTGCTCAGTTCAGAAAGTAGACAATTCCTAATTGAGCCAGCTCCCTCACCGAGGGGGGCAAATGAGTATCGATATGAGCAAACTGGCTTCAGGCGCAGCGTATGGCGCGTCAGCCGGGACGATTGCCAACGGTCTTCTGACCCGGCTTAGTCCCGATGAGTGGAGCGCTGTAGGCGTCCTGGCCGGTATTCTGGTCGCCCTGCTAACGCTCGGCATCAACTGGTATTACAAACGCAAAGCCACACTGGCGCAGATTAAAGCGCTTCAGCGCTGGCCCACCGCACCCGGCCTCACCGAGGAATAGCCCATGGCAATGTCAAACTCACTGCGGAACAAGCTGATAGCTGCCGCAGGTGGCGGAGCCATGCTTATCGCTACGGTATTCCTCGGCGGCAAGGATGGTGTGGAAGGCCGCGTGTATGAACCATATAAAGATGTGGCTGGTGTCTGGACGGTCTGTGATGGCATTACCGGTGCTGGAGTGGTTCAGGGTAAGCATTACACAGACCGAGAGTGTGACTCGTTGTTATGGCAGCGTGTTCGCCAGGTTAAGGCGCAGGTTGACCCTCTGGTAAAAGTTCCTCTTGATGAGTATCAGCGCGCCGCACTCTACAGCTTCACCTATAACGTTGGCACAAGCGCGTTTTCTAAGTCGACGCTTCTGAAACGCCTGAATGCCGGTGATGTCGATGGCGCCTGTGAAGAATTGCGCCGATGGATATATGCAGGCGGGCAGAAGTGGCGCGGGTTAATGAACCGCCGGGATATGGAGCGGACAATGTGCCTGGCGGAGAGCGCTGATGATCTGGCTGGCAAATAACTGGCGTTCTCTAGTTGCCGTACTGCTGAGCATATGCCTTTGTCTGTTTGCCTTACTGGCTGACAGCTACAGGGATAAATACAAGGCAGCAAAGAGCCTGGCAGAAACCCAGCAGGAAACCATCAACGACATGCAGCGCCGGCAGCAAAGCGTTGCAGCTCTCGACGCGAAATACACAAAGGAGTTAGCCGATGCTCAGGCGACTATTGATCAGCTGCATGATGACGTTGCTTCTGGCAAGCGCCGGTTGCAGCTCAACGCAACCTGCACGAAGCAATCCACCTCCGGAACCGCCAGCATGGATGATGCAGCCAGCCCCGGACTTACTGACTCCGCTGAACGGGATTATTTCACCCTTAGAAGCCGAATCGAACTCGCTGGAAAGCAAATAGCTGGTTTGCAGCAGTACATCAGAGAGCAGTGTTTGAATTGATTATTGAAGCGGGCAAGGAAGTGCGCTAAATTTCCCAAAGATGAAGAGCTGCGCCTACCGGTGCGGCTTTTTTTATGCTCGAAACATCAAGCCCTGACAGGAAATTCCTGCCGGGGCTTTTTTATTACCACAACAAAGAGAACTACAAATGCTGACTATCAAGACGATCAACAAAGACAAAGACATTTCAGTTTTGCAGGCAACCGGTGATGTGAGCTTCGTTCGTGAATCACGAATGATTTTCTTCCGTGGCTGGTCAGGCGGCGATGATGAAATGATTCTGGATGAGGGAGAGATTGCTTACGTCTGCAATGAGAAAGGCGTGACAGTTGCCACCTTCCAGTAATCGTTACCAAAACCTACGTTACAAAGAGCACCATCAGCCTGACTTCGGTCGGGCTTTTTTATGTCCGCAATAAACTCATGCGCATTCGCGTGCGCTTATCCGAGAGCTTTCCGTAGTGTGAGTCTGAGGTAGGGCGGTGGATTTCATCGTTCCACTCTCGGGCTGCCTATACCTACGCGAACAGGCTCGCACCACAGAGAGATTTTACGATGAAAGAACTTAAGCTATTCGACCAACCAGTTCGAGTTAACGATGAAGGAATGATTTGCCTGACTGACATGTGGCAGATCGCAAAGTTGAGAGCTGAATCAGGTGACGATAAATTTCTGGGAGGCCGCGACATCAACAGCATCAGGCCATCTCAGTTTGCAAGGTTGGATTCAACCAAGCTGTTTATCAATGAGTTAGCTAAATGTGATTTGAACACACATTTGAAAACCGTGCGAGGTAAGCATGGCGGCACATTTGGCAGTCGTTATGTAGCATACGAATTCGCTGGTCACATTGACCCGGCTTTCAAAGTTGGCGTGTACACCGTAGTGGATAAATTCTTATCTGGTGAGATGGTAACCATGGCTAGCTATATGGCTGAAGCTAATATGGCGGATCACATTTATCACGAGGAGGCATCAGTAGTTAGCGATGCCGCGAGAACAATGCACTACTGGGGTGTTGGTGGAAGGAAGCGTCATCTGACGGTGAAGCGTCAGGAAGCATATGAAAAGCTTCAGGTGAAAATACCCGGATTGCCGCAGTGACCATCACAGGGCGCATTCAAGCAGTGCGCCCGATCATCATTGTTACGGCAAGAGAAAAGTGGGAATGCCAGCAATTTGGCCTGGCATTCCCTCAAGTGCATATTTAGATATTGACTATGAAATAATCGATGAAACGCCCTCCAGAGATAGTAATTTGATTCGTTTCTGCGAGGAACAGCATTGAATTGAAAGTTTCTTCACTATCATCATCTTCAGGAAACCAACATGGTTGAAATGATTGCTTTCCTTTCTCGTTCATAACTTTTTTGGCGTAAACCAAAACTTCGGTTGGGGACATTCTTAGATACTCCATGTTAAGGCCTGAATGGCCTATCGGTTGTGATTTTATGGAATGTTGCTTTTGGCCGGGTAAATCTTTTTTTCGATTAGTATCAAAGTGGAGCATACATGGGCAAACAAGACGTAAACCTTAATCGCCCATACCCTCCAGTCGAATTTATTGAAGAGTTCGCCCCATACATCAAACTCACCCCAGCATCCGGCGTACATGAGTGGGTCATAGAGCAAATCATCAGTGAAGATGGTGTGCTGCATAACCCGGATCACATGCACCTGCTTCAGGCAGACATTGCTTTCCTCTGGGCAGCTACAGCGTTCACGAAGCAGGGCCGTACCGTATTAGGCCAGGCAGAAGAAGTGATGATGCGTGCAGGAGGATGGCAAAAGGCCAGAATGGAGCAACAGCTCTATGAATGGTTCGGCCACAAACCTGACTACATCATCACGCTGGCCGGTGACTTCTGCTCACAGTGTAGTGACCTAGAATTCTGCGCGCTGGTCGAACACGAGCTTTATCACATTGCCCAGCAGACCGATGAATTCGGCGCGCCTAAGTTCACACGAGAAGGTGATCCGAAACTCTGCATGCGTGGACATGACGTGGAAGAGTTCACCGGAGTGGTTCGCCGCTATGGTGCAAGCGCCGATGTGCAAACCCTTATCGACGCCGCCAGCCGACCGGCTGAAGTGGCAAACATCGACATAGCCAGAGCATGCGGAACGTGCCTCATGAAACTGGCTTAATTTCTGACTGATTATGACGAGCAGGTAACCTATGGCGACACTCAATGGTGAGGTCAAAGCCTTCATCGTCCAGTCGCTTGCCTGCTTTGACACTCCATCAATGGTTGTAGAGTCCGTCAAGAAAGAATACGGACTCGCTATCTCGCGCCAGCAGGTCGAATCACACGACCCAACCAAAGCAAACGGCAAGGGGCTGGCTGAAAAGTGGAAAGAGCTTTTCAAAGTAACGCGCGAACGCTTCCAGACCGAAATATCTGACATACCGATCGCCAACAAGGCGTATCGGCTGCGTACGCTCGACCGCATGGCTGCTAACACTGAGAAGATGCGCAACTTTGCGCTGACCGCTCAGCTTATTGAACAGGCCGCGAAAGAGTGTGGCGACGCGTATACCAATAAGCAGAAGGTGGAGCACACCGGGAAAGATGGCGGCCCTATCGAGTCGGCCACACTGACCAAAGACGAATACAAAGCTGCCCGGCGGGAGATGTTGGAGGATGACGACTGCTGAGCAAAAGAATTATGCGCGCCGCTTAGAGTGTGAGGAGGACGGGCTTTACTTCTCCCGCTATTTCTTTAAGCAGCGTACCGGCGGCAAGATGATTGTCGCACCTCATCACAGGGTAATTCAGCAGACGCTGGACCGGGTGATTGACGGCGAGATCAAACGGCTGATCATCAACGTTCCGCCTGGCTACACCAAAACCGAACTGGCAACCATCAACATGATGGGCCGGGGGCTGGCACTGAATAGCCGCGCCCGCTTTATGCACCTGTCCTACTCGCACAACCTCGCGCTGCTGAACTCCTCTACCGCCCGCACAATGATCAAGTCGAAGGCTTATCAGACGATGTGGCCCATGGAGCTGCGCGACGATGCTGACAGCAAGGCGATGTGGTGGAACGAGCACGGCGGTGGCGTTTACGCGTCGTCAGCTGCGGGGCAGGTAACCGGCTTCCGTGCCGGGCATATGGAGCCAGGCTGGCAGGGTGCGCTGCTGATTGATGACCCGGTTAAACCTGACGATGCCTACAGCGAAACTGTTCGCGGCGGGGTAAACAACCGGTTTAACGAAACCATCAAATCACGTCTGGCCGTTGAAACAACGCCGATGATTGTGATTATGCAGCGTATCCACTATCACGACCTGAGCGGCTACCTGCTGCGCGGTGGCAGCGGGGAGATGTGGCATCATCTGAATCTGCCGGTCATCATCGACAACAGCCAGTCTTACGCTGAGCAGTACCCGGACAACACCCACGCCATACCGATTGAACACGGCCTGCCTGATGGCTGGCTGTGGCCGTTCAAGCACAACGAATCGCACCGCGTTTCTCTGTTCTCACACCGGCGCACTGCTGAAGCTCAGTACATGCAGAACCCCAAGCGTTTCAACGCTGAGGGCGCGCTGTGGGACGAGGAGATGATCAGCGCTGCGCATGAGATGCGTATCACCAAAGAGCTGACGCGCACTGTTGTTGCGGTCGACCCGCAGGCTACGAACAGTGAAGAGAGCGACGAGTCAGGCATTGTGGTTGCCAGCGTATACGGGAACGGCGATGAGAGGCTGTACAGCACTGACGCTGACTACAGCGGCAAATACTCCCCTAATGGTTGGGCAACTCGCGCAATACAGGCTTATCACGATCATAAGGCTGACGCGATCGTGATTGAAACCAACCAGGGCGGTGATATGGCTGAAGATACGCTGGTGAATGCCGGGTTTACCGGCAGAGTCATCCGTGTGCACGCCAGTAAGGGAAAATACGCCAGAGCTGAGCCTATATCAGCCCTCTATGCGCAGGGCCGCGTAGCGCATCGCGGCAGCCTCTACACGCTGGAAAATCAGCTGATGGAATATGTGCCGACCACTGCAAAGAAATCACCCGACAGGCTGGACGCAATGGTCTATGCCCTGACCGAATTAAGAGAGCCGCAGATCACTGGCATGTTGGTGCGTAAGCGCTGACGGAGGACAACGTGACACCAGATAAATTGAATGCGCTGTCCGTGGCAATTAACAGCCTGGCGGAGGGGCGCGCTCGTGCATTGTACGGGCAGTATGTTGGCAAATCGGGCAATACCAAGCGCCAGCGCATCTATCAGGAATTTGGATACCCAAATCACCTGACCTTTGACGACTTCTACAACGCCTATGAGCGCAACGCTATCGCCGGTGCCGCAATTAAACGCATGGCTGATGGCTGCTGGGAAGATTACCCGGAGGTGTTTGAGGGGGAAAAATCGAAAGATGCTGAGGCCGAGTCTGAGTGGGATAAAAACCTGAAGCGCCTGCTCAAGCGATGCTGGAAGCAAATCAAGGATGCCGATCGTCGTAACATGGTTGGCCGGTATTCAGCGCTGCTTATTCAGTTACGAGACAGTGGAAAATGGTGGGAGCCAGCCAATAAAACAGTAATCGGCAGAACGGCAGATAAGGCGCTGGTAAAGCTTATCCCGGTATGGGAATCGCAGCTTGATGTCAGCGAGTGGGATAACGACCCCGATAGCGAAAGCTTCGGGCAGCCGAAGATGTACAGCTTTACCGAACTTCCGGTTGAGGTCCAGCAGGGCGGCGCACCTGCACGACAGATCAGTATTCACCCTGACCGCGTGATCATCCTTGCCGAAGGTGCTGATGATGGTCTGCTGACCTCTGGCGTTCCTCTTCTGCGGCCAGGCTACAACAAGCTGCTGGATATTGAGAAAGTATCAGGCGGCAGCTCTGAGGGATTCCTGAAGAATGCCAGCCGTCAGCTTAACTTCGCCTTCAGCGAGAAAACTGATTTCCGCGCACTCGCAGCAGCCCTTGGCGTTGCTGATGGCGATTTGGCTGACGCGCTGAATGAGCAGGTAGTCCGTCTTAATCAGAGTACTGACGCCGCGACGTTCATGCAGGCTGGAACGGCTGAAGTTCTGTCAGTAGCCGCTGCCGATCCGGAACCTACTTGGCGCACTTCGCTCAGCGAATTCTGCGCAACGATACCGATGCCGGTGAAGATACTTATTGGGCAGGTAACGGGTGAGCGTGCATCCTCTGAGGATATGAAGGACTGGGCGCGAACCCGCATGTCTCGCCGGAACGGCTTCCTGTCTGACGTGATTGAAACGCTAGTGCGCCGCTTCTGGACTATCGGCCTTATCGCCCCGGCGGCCAATGAAGAAATTACCGTCTCATGGTCTGATCTGCTGGCTCCTTCTCAGGCGGACCGGATCGACAACATGGCGAAGATGGCCGAAGTAGCTCAGAAAACACAGCAAGCGTTTGGCCGTGCCGCTGTGAAAGAAAACGAAATTCGCGCAGTGGGCGAGCTGCAAACGCTCCATGAATATGAGCCGGAGCAACCGCCCGATCCGAATAAAAAACCATCCGGTAAGGATCCGCTAACAGATGACAAACCAACAGCCGATCCGAACCCCGGTAATTCCTCGCAATAAAGCAGACCCGACACAGTCAGCCCGTCCGGTTAACAGGATGTTCCGTGACATTGAAGACCGTTATTACGGTATCAAGGTTGCCATGAAGCAGTTATTCAATGAGCGGCTTACCGGACGCGAACGTGCATCCAACCATAAGTCGCATGCGGTGCATGGCAACGTCATCTATCAGGTGAACGCCGGGACGTATATCTATGACATGACGGCTATGCAACTGGCAGACCTGCTGCAGCATATGCAGATCATTCTGGATGATGCACTGCTTGAGGGGGGCAGCAAAAACCTTTGGGCGCTGAGCTACGTGGCTGATGAATATGAGCGCGGCACACATCAGGCATTCACAAACCTGTCTGTTCAGTCGCCAATATATGAGCAGCAAACCACATTGGCGCAGCTGCTGAGTAGCCCGGCTTATCAGAATCAGGTCGCGGCTGCTTATGTTTCCACTTACAGCGACTGGCGGCTGGAGTCGGACAGGGCGCGCGGCGATCTGGCAAACGTGATTTCTGACGCGGTAGGGAGAGGGATTAACCCGCGCGAGACAGCACGGATTATCAGTCAGCGGCTTGATGTCTCGATGGTCAGAGCCAAAAACATGGCGCAGACAGAGCAGGTGGGCGCGCTACGTGAGGCGCAATGGAATGAAACAGAATGGTCAAAAGAGCGGCTTGGTCTGAACACATCCCTGTTGCATCTTTCTGCACTAAAGCCAACCACACGGACCAGCCACGCTTTCTGGCACGGGAAGACGCGGACGGTTGATGAAGTTCGTGAATGGTATAGCGTGGACGGTAATAAGTTTCACTGCTATTGCAGCCAGATACCGGTCATCCTTGACGATGAAGGCGAGGTAGTCAACAAAGGGCTGATTGAAAGGCTGGATAAGGAAAGAAAACACTGGCAGCATTAATGCACTTTAATTCGTGTTTTATCTTGCTATGGATAGGATGATGAGATTTAAGAGCATGTGCTGTGGGCTATTACTCGGTGCGTTACCCTTCACTTCACAAGTTGTACATGCAGACGAAGCGAAGGTAATGCAAGCCAAATTTGCTATGGGTGAGGCTTTCAAGAAAATGGCCCTTCTAACGAATTCTTTTACTGAAAAAGGTAAGGCAAATTCTGATGTTGTGGGAATGCAAATGGCTCAGCAGATATCAGTAAGTTTGGACGATATGGTTTCACAGGGATTGCAGCACGATGGAACTTGCGAGCAAATTTTACAGTATTCAGATAGACGAACAGCAGAATTATTTAATCCAGATAAAGATCCGAGCATAACTAGTGCTGCTGCAAAAAGGTCAATCGAAAACGCTAAAACATCCATACACGATTATGTCGCAGCGCAATGTGAAAACTTGCAAGGTTGAACTGCAAATCTTCATTAAATTATAACCCGCCTCGGCGGGTTTTTTTACGTCATTAGTCTGTTAGTGAGGAAACGGCATGAAACGCAATCGCGTTAACGTGCTGTCCGTCGTCAACTCCGCGTCAAACATCACTACCGAAATCATCAACGGCAGGCCACACATTGTGGTCCGTGGCGTCACGCCTATCGTTGACGACATCGTAATGAACGGCAAGTTGTATACGGCAGCAGAAATCGCCAAGGGCTACAAAACCCTCGAACGCACACCAATGCCATTAGGGCATCCAAAAGTTGATGGCAAGCACGTCTCAGCTCGCGATGTCCAGGCGGTTAATGAATATCATGTAGGTGCATGGCTTCAGGATGTTGAACATAAGGACGGAAAAGTCTCTGGCGACATGTACGTTGATCGCCGCTATGCCGAGTCAACTGAGAAGGGCCAGCGGCTGGTCAATCGACTTGATGACATGGCAGCGCGTAAAAATGTTGAGCCAATCCACATTTCCACAGGGCTTCTTTACTCCGGCATCGCCGCTAATGGCGAGTCGAAGGGCAAGAAGTACCGCGAAATCGTCACCAACATGATGTTTGACCACGTAGCAAACCTGCTTGACGAGCCGGGCGCTGGCACACCAGATGAGGGCGTGGGCATCTTCGTCAACTCCGATGGCTCCGAGCAAGAACTGGAGGTGGTGAACTTGGCTGAAGCCGAGACGCCAGATCCAGTTTTACCGCAGGACCCCGCACTTAAAACCCTATTCAACCAGCTAAAGGCGTTCTTCAGCGCCAACAGCAATTCCGTCAAAGAGGAAGCAAACCCGATGAAAGAACTCATCACCAATGCGTTGAAAGCGAAAGGCATCGACGTTGAAGGTAAGTCCGATGCTGAGCTGATGGACGCTTACAACCAGATGGCAGTTGATGACGCTAAAGCGAAAGCCGAAGCCGAAGAAAAGGCCAAGAAAGAGAAAGAAGAGGCTGACAAGAAAGCCAAAGAGACGGCAACAAACAGCGAGCAGGCCCCGGCGTGGTTCAAGCCCTTTGCCGACAAACTGACCACCATTGAAAGCGGCCTTGCGGTTAACGCCGACAAAGAAAAGGGCGAAAAGCGCAATGCCGTGAAAGCCAAGTTTGGCCTGGACGATCTGGCCGTAAACGCCCTCGATGGTGCAGCACTGGATGGCCTGTATGCCCAGTGCCAGACCACTACCGGCCTGAATGGTTCTTTCCGTCAGGTCAACTCTAACCAGTCCCTCAGCGAAATGCCGGAGTAAAAAATGGCGAAAGATGGAAAGCATGTAATTCACGCTGGCGGCGTTTTCCCTAACCCGCTTCTCAACCGTGAAGGTGCAGCGGCTTCGGCTACTGCGCCGGGCACAATCGGGTTCTTTGATGCAGCCAAATTCACTGCTTCAGTAACAGGCGCTGAATCGGCAATCCTGTATGTAGCGAATATGGACTATCTCCGCTGCATGGGTGTGGATGACAACATTGCTGAAGGCGAAAACGTAGTGGCTATCCAGCCATTACCGGGTTTGTTCCTGAACGTCCGTGCCGCTGCCGGTACCTATCGAAAAGGCCAGCCCGTAGCCGTTGCCAATGGCCGTATCACCGTAGTTGCTGATGACGCCGCTGTATTTGCTTACGTCGAAGAAGATAAACCTGTCACTGCGGTGGCGGGCGATCTGATTCGCGTTGTGTTTAAGTAAGGAGCACCTGAATGTTTGTATTTTCCCGTTCCATTGGCGAGCGCACTGGCAACCTTGAGGTTAACCAGGCGCAGTTTGCCGAATTGCAGATGGCGCGCAATGAAGGCGCTCAGGCTGCCGCCGACTTCCTCGGTCGTGTCCGCGGTATCCGTGAAGATGCTAGTCGTCTGGATGCCGTAAACGCAGTGGATGACATCCGCCGCCTTTACCGTGCGTTTGATACCACCGTACTTGCGCAGTTCGAGCCCAACACGCAGTTCACTCTACTGAACGACCTGATGCCGCTGTCGCGCTCTGTGCGCATCGAACAGTCGCGCTACGACTATGCACGCACCGGCGGCCGTGGCTGGGCGCACACATCCATGAGCGGCCAGATTGGCGCGGCTCTCGATGCGAAGTCTTACACCTTCGACGGCACCATGGTCCCGATCCACGATTCAGGCTTTAAGTTCACCTGGCGTGACCCAATCTTCAATAGCCCGTCAGCGCTTCAGTCTCAGGCCGATGCGCAGCGCGGTTCTGTTGAAGACGTGCAGCGTCAGTACGTTGACTATATGTTCAACGGTTTCCGCGATTCAGAAGGCAACTACGTTAAGTTTGACGGCCTGACCTGGAAAGGCCTGAAGGCTGACGAGCGCGTTGCTCAGGTAACTCTGACCTTTAATTTCGCCACCAGCACCGATCCGGTAGCACTGCGCACCAATGCGATCGCCCTGCGTGATGTGGTCCGCGTGACCAATAGCCAGTACGCGCCTCAGACGTGGTACGTGTCTGCAGAAATTATGTCGAACCTCGAACGTTATTTCGACGTGAACGCCACCCGTACCGTGCTGGAAGAGCTGCTGAAGCTGTCCGGTATTGCTGCCATCAAAGAAGATGCTCAGTTGTCTGGCAACGAAATCCTGATCGTCCCGCTGACCGCAGGAGTGATCGCGCCGGTTGTTGGTCAGGCGATTGGCACCGTTGCAGACCCGCGCCAGTTCTACAACAGCGATTACGTGTGGCGCACCTGGGGTGCAATGGGCCTGATGGTTAAGCAGGACATCAACAACAAGTTCTCTCTCATCCACGCCTCTTAAGGAGCAACCAATGGCACTAGTGAAAATCCTGAGTTCTAACCTTTTCGCCGGTGCCGGTTTCCAGAAGCTGGAGGCCGGTAAGGTTTATGACGTTGACAAAGCGATCGCTGAAAAGTGGATTGCTGGCGGCAAGGCTGAGGCATCAAAAGAAAAGGGCGAAGCGCTTCAGTTCGAAGTGGCAACTCCTTCTACGCCAGTCTCTGCTGATACCTCTGCGCTGCAGACGCAGCTTAATGATGCGCTGGAGCAGCTGAAGCAGGCTCAGTCCGACGCCGACACCAAAGACAAAGAGCACGCCGACGCGCTGGAGCAGCTGAAGCAGGCTCACGCTGAAGAGCTGGTAACGGCAACCAAACGCGCTGAAGACGCTGAAGCGGCGCTGACTGAAGCAACCAAGAAGGCGAAATAACCATGGCAGCCCAAATCACGCTTGATGACGTAAAGCCCCTGATAGCTGAGCTGGGCTTCACGGTTCCTGATGCAGTGCTGCAGCTGCTGATTGAGCAAGTCAGTGCAGCGTCTTCCTGTATGGACGGGGCGGGCTACTCCGAAAGCCTGCAAAAGCTGTTGCTCATCTATGCAGCCGCGCGACTGGCCGCCCTGTCCGGTGCCCGAAAAATCGCCTCACAGTCTGCGCCATCTGGTGCGTCGCGGTCGTTTACCTATGATTCAGCGGGGACGGATTACCTGTACACCCAAATCCTCGACTGGGATAAAAACGGCTGCCTGTCCGGTTTGCCGCTTTCTGGGGCGAAGGTCGGACTGTTCATGGTCGTTGGAGGCAGCTGATGTCGTTTATTCCAGTGACACAACGACTGCCGAAGCCCTTCAACCGCGTCTGGCTGAAAACCTCATGCGGGCGACAGACCACCGGTTACGTGAAAAGCAGTGGTGAGTGGGTGATTAGCTGCCCGCGCATCGCTGCGGAGAAACCCGCTGTAATCAGCTGGAGGGAATAACCCATGTCAGAGTTAGCGCGCTGGTCTTACACCGGCAAAGCGACGTTCTGGAAGCTCCGGGCTGGTCAGAATGAGATGGGCGATCCGATGGGTTTCGCCGCGCCAGTAGTGATTGACTGCGGGTATCAGGGTGGGCTGAGTAAGCATCTGGGCAGTCTCGGAGCGGAGCGTGTCGTAAAAAACACGGTCTGGACCGAGTTTGCAGAGGCAGATACCGGCGATTACATCCTGATCGGCGTATCCACTGAAGCTGACCCGTTGAAGGCTGGCGCAGATGAGGTGATGCAGGCTGTACGGTTTGAAGACACTTTCGACCGCATCGCGGATGATTTCGCGATCGTTACAGGGGCATAGCATGGGCGTGAAGGTTAAAGGCATCCAGCAAGCTCAGCGGAACATGAATGCGCTGATCAATGATATTGAGGGAAGAAAGATTGTCAGAGCCCTCAAATCCGCAACGATAATTATTGGCAGCGAGGCGGCAATACTAACCCCGCGGGATACTTCAACCCTCATCAACTCGCAGTACACCGAATTGCTGCCGCAGGGCAGTAAAATCATCGGGAGAATTGGTTATACAGCCAGTTACGCAGCGGCCGTTCATAACGCCTCGGGCAAGTTGAAAGGCCAGCCAAGGGCTCATTTCGGCAGGACAGCAAATCATTCTGAGTTTGGACCCAAGCGTTCAGTTGAGTTCGGTGGGGGCACAGGTGTCGGTAATTACTGGGACCCTAACGCCGAGCCCCAGTTTTTGCTGAAGGGTGCCGTGAAAGCTAAGGATACCGTTGATGCTGTCATGAAGAAGGAGCTTAAACTGTGACACCTCCCATGCATACGCGGGTGCGCAATTACTTCGCCAATGCCGGGTTGGCTGACGGTTTCACAATTCATCAACTGGTCTGGTCGGACAGTGAGAACCTTGCTGAAGCGTTCATCGTCTTCCGCCCTAACGGCGGATCAGCAGTACGCAATGGCCTTGGCGCTGATTATTACGTGATGGTTGACGTGATCGGCGCAAAGGGCGGTAACGGAGCAGCTGATACCGCAGTACAGAACATCATTGACTACGTGCAACAGCATCCTATGGATGATGAGTGCGTTGGCTACCTCGAAAACCTCGGCGGCATTCCCGCTCCCGTTCTAACTACCGAAGGCCGCCTGGTCTATCGGCTCCAGTTTGTCGCCACATTCGGCGCTTAACTAAACGTCCAAGAGGATAGAAATATGGCAGATTGCCAGAACAGCAACGAACGTTTGTTCGGTGGCGCCGTTGTGCTTGAAGTAGCCGACGGTTGTAGTGATGTAGTGCCGCAGGAATCCGAATGGAAAGCTCTGGCGGCTGGCACCTCAAAGGGCTTCGACTTTAGCCCTAACACAGTAACCAGCGACGCCGATGATGGTGGCGGTTATGTCGAAAGCATCATCACTAACGCTGATTTCACTATCAGCTTTGAAGGTGAGGTGCGCAAGAAAGACAAGCTCGACCAGTACGGAATCGGGCGCTACATCAAGTACTTTGCCGGTGAGCTTTCCGCCCGTCGCCAGCCGGGTATCTGGGTGCGCATGGAATATGGCCCGGTGACGTTTCAAGGCTATATGGTCGTGACGGCTCTCAGCTCCGACGGCGGTACAAATGACATCGTGTCGCTGACCACTGAGTTCAAAGTGGGTGATGCCAGCACCATTCAGGTTATCGATACCGATGAGACCGTACCTGCTACCGGCGTGACCGTGACCCCGGCGACAGCAAGCCTGGCCGTTGGTGCTACTCGTCAGCTGACCGGCGCAGTTCAGCCGACCGACGCAACCGATCGCACCGGCACCTGGACCACTTCAGACGCATCGAAGGCGACCGTCAGCAGCACCGGCCTCGTTACTGCTGTAGCGGCGGGTACAGCGACAATCACGTTCAAATCCAACGACGGCAACTTCACCGGCACCTGTGCGGTTACTGTCACCGCTTCGTAACCATTCCAAAGGGCTGGTATCAGCCCTTGATAATGATTATGGAGAGTTTATGACCCCCTATAAAGAGATTGGCGAGTGCGTTATCTCGCTGGGTGATAGTGATTACTTCTTCCGTCCGTCATTCGCAAACATGATGCGTATTGGCGAACCAGCCGCGATCGTTCAGGCATTTTACGATCTGCACAATGATGAATATGCTTCGTTGATTCAGCGCTCACTAGCAGCTTACGGAGGCGTCCCGCAGTGGCTGATGAGTTACATTGCTCGGCCGCAGTTCAATAAGAATGTGGTCTACTCAGCCATGAATGTACTGTCAGCTTGCTGCGATGAAAACATCACTGATCTGGTCGGAGAGTTGCGCCCCGGCAAGTTTGGAAAGTGGCTGTTTGTGTACCGCAAAGGCGCAATGCCGGTAAGTGACATGGTTTTGATTGCGCAGTCTCTTATCCAGCACGGCATCATCGGGAAGGCAAAAGTAAGGCGGTTGCAAAAGCATGAAGGGACCAGCACTTCATCTGAGTTTAATGCTTTCGAGTACATCAGCGCTGCCCGAACCCACCTCGGAGTAAGCCGCGAGGAAGCGGAGCAGTTGACGATGACGGAGTTTCAGATGCTGCTGGCAGCGAAATTCCCGGAGCAGAAAGGCTTTACGAAAGAAGAGTACGACGCTGTAGCTGATGATTATCTTGCGCGGAAAGCACGCAAGATAGCCCAATCAGCTTAATCATCGCGTTTTTTCAATAAAGCTGATCCTTTTTACCTTTTTTAAAAGGGTCTTAACATCTTTTTCAGAATATCCTTCAATGTTAACTATTTCACCATCTTTAGTTTTAACTATAAATTTTTTCTTATCGTTTCTTTTTAGATAGGCTCTGATGGCGAGTGAAAGAGACGGGATGAAATATGGCGACTCAACAAGATCAATTACGATGTCGTAAAGCGCGGAGTCAAAAGCAACTCCTTTTTTATATTTCTCGGATAGACTTGCTTCAATATGATTTTCTTTCATTATCTCAATGAATTGAGAGATGTCTGTAATGGATACTGCAAATGTCAATTTGTCAGATTCTTTCATATGTTCCTCATTATAATTTTAGCAATTTATTAGGGATTTCTAGGTGCGAGGCAAAGATGGATAGACTTCTACTAGGAAATGACGAACGTGGTTTACCAGCCACTCGCAGCCGCCAACCTCTTGATGCCGATACCAAAGCCCAACTTTGTCAAAGGTTCCCTGATATTCCAGCGGGGAATGACTCCACTGAAGCATTGCGCGTGCAAATGCTAATGGGTGCAGTTCCGAAGTATCATCCGAGTATAGGTCACTGATCCATTCGTAGAAATCTTCATCTAACTTTCTCAGGGAATCTACAGACGAAGGTCTCTTACTTGGGCGAAATGAAAAATCACAATATCCAGCATAATAATTTTCATATGGTCCAAAATCACAGCCAAATGTCATAAAGAACCCATTGGGCCCATTAACTTCGCTAAGAAACTTTTTTAACCATGGATAGTTCTGGGCCTCCTGAATTTCATCAATACGTTCTGGCTCTAAAGTAAGATCAATACCGCCATTGTTAATTCTCCCATCGTCATGAATCTGTTTACGGTAGGGAAACCTCAAAAAATTGTCGTTAACCTTGTCTCTTTCCATGATGCACCCTCTGCTGTGTATGGCGGCAGATTATCCTGGCCTTACCATTTCGCCCATCCTGATAGATGATCAGTGCTTATGCTTTGCATTGTCTCACTCTTTGACCATGCTATGATTTCTGCCGTTAAAGAGGGAGAAAGTGTCCATGACAAAGAGGAAGCTATTCGCACTGCTGGCGGCAGTATTCGTAGCCGGCGCCATCATCCAGCAAGTGTTCTGGAAGATCGGTTTCTCTGTAGGATTGATAGTTATGGCTGCACTTTGTGCCTGGTGTAGCTGGAAAGCCAAAGATTAAAACGCATTTGAAATCGCGACCTGTTGCACCACCTTGCACCCATGCCATGCTAGGATTTATCCCACAACATGCTTTTGGGATAGGGATATGAAATTAGCTTTAGCTATGATGGGATTGCTAGTGTGCTCTGTGGCGCATGCTGATTTAGAGAGTGCTGCAAAAAATCTAAGCGACTGCGTAACTCAATATGCAGACAGCCAAGTCAAAACAACCAAATCAGCTGGTGTAATCACTGATGAAGCTTTTGATAAATGTAGCGCTGAACTCTCTGAGTACCATGACTCAATTGGCCCAGATAAAGCGCAATGGTCTGGTTTAAGTGCTCAACAGAAAGAAGCTATTACAAAAATTAGGGACCAGACAACTTCAAAGGTTCGCGAGAGTATATCTTCACGGATCGACACCTTCATTTCTGAATCGCGCAAGAGCTCTTAGCCCGCTCCGGCGGGTTTCTTGGCTATAGCCTTTGCAATACCGTAAATGATTGTAATAACGATGAAGCTCATTTCTTTTTTGACGATATCGACACTAGTGTCAGTCTATGAAAGGAGTGAGTGATGGTCAGCAAAGCAAAATTAGTCCTAGTCGCAGTGAGCATGATTTTTGGCATTCCGCTAACTATGTCTGGTCTGCAACTAAAGGAAGGAATGTTTCTAAAGCAGATGGTGAATTGCCAAGAGGATGCTTCTAACAGCGTCATGTCACTTTTAGATCGTGACATCAACACCATCAGAGGGGGAGAGTTTGAAAACATATCAAGTAATCTCAAAACCTGCACTAAAGACATCAACCCAAGAATTGGCGTTGTGACCTTCTTGCGCAATGAGCACGAAAGGAACGCCAAAGAGACCGCGGCTATCAAATAGTTGTATTGCTTCCCATTGCACTTCATCCCGGCTAGGATTTATCCCGCTGTTACTTATGGGGATAGGGATATGAAGAAACTGATTTTGGGTGCGGTTGTCGCAGTGCTACTGTCAGGATGTTCTCAGGTCAAGCCTGAGCAAGATCTAATGTCGGCAATCGATTTCAGTAAGGCTGACTACGGAACGCCTCCCCCTGATTACAAATTAAAAATTAAGGCGTGGCTGGAAAGTAACCTCAAAGATCCAGATTCCGCAAAAGTGAGTGAACCTACCGTTCTACGAAAAGAAGTCGCGTTTGAGAATAAGCAGCCAATATTTGGCTATACCACTTGTATGGGTGTAAACGCCAAAAATTCATATGGCGGTTATACCGGAATTAAAGGGTATTGGTTCTTCTTTCATCACGGCGAGATCGTCAGGGCTCAGCAAACGGATGTGTACCCCGGAATGATGATCTTTCGAGGACATAATGTGACCTGCTCATAATTCACCAAACAACATCAACCTCGCTCCGGCGAGGTTTTTTTATGCCTGGAGAAAGTGATGTCTGAAAAGGTTGGGGAAATTTATTACGAGGTGGGAGCGGATATTGCTCCACTTCTTTCAGGCGCAAAAGCCGCAGAGACAGCGCTATCGGATATGGCAGGCAATGCCAAAAACACAGGCAAGGCAGTGGATAGCTTGGGCCGCGAAGCGAAATCAACAGCTTCTAATCTCGACCAGATTACATCGCACGCCAAATCTATGGACAGCTCAATGCAGACGCTGAGTACGTCCGTAACAGCTGTAGCTGCTGCAATTGCTCAATCGAGTACGAATAGCACTGCTGCCAGCATGACGCTTACGCAAATGAATGCGGCTATGCAGACTCTGATTTCTTCTGTTAATTCTATGGCAACAGCCATCCAGTCTGCTGGTACCAGTACGAAGGGAGCTTCGAATGAGTTTTCTCGCGCTGAAACCATCATTGAAGGGCTCGGCAATCAGATCGCCATTCTAGATGAGGCGCAAGAGAACGGTGCGCGGAGCGCTGCCGTTCTGGCCGCTCAGTTACGTGCCGGATCATCAGCTACCGATGAAGAAAAAAAGAAAATAGGTGAGCTTACCGGTCAGTTGTTTGATATGCGAAATAGCACTGAGCAAGGTACCAAAAGTCATGGTGCCTGGCGTCAACAAATGCAACAGGCTGGTTATCAGGTTCAAGACTTCATTGTTCAGGTCCAAGGTGGGCAGTCAGCGCTTGTTGCTTTCAGCCAGCAGGGTTCGCAACTTGCGGGTGCGTTTGGTCCTAGCGGGGCAGTGGTTGGAGCCGTAATTGCTCTTAGCACAGTTGTTGCAGGTACACTGATCGCCTCACTTAATGGCGGCAAAAACGCTATGGATTCGCTGGCGGATGCCGCTGATGCCATGGATAAAGTGATCACCATTTCTCAAAATGGCGTGGCTGCCCTGTCCAACAAGTATGCAAACCTTGCGCGGGTAAATGCTGAAGTGGCCACCCTGATGCGCAATCAGGCACTGCTTGAATACAACCAGGCTATAGCCAAAATACCAAAAGCAATCAGCGATGCGTCAGCATCGTTTATATCCTTTGGTGACACTCTCAAAACATCGTTTGGTGGCGGCGGAGCCAGTATTCAGGGATTTAATGATGCAATGTCATCTCTGAATATCAAAACCAATGATGTTGATGAGGCCATGGAGCAAGCCTATGGTTCTGGTCAGGCTTTCTATGCAACGGCAAGCACTCTCAGCAATACGGTCGGCGTACTGGCTGATAAGCTTGGGTTAAGTCGACAGCAAGCTTTTGACTTGGCTAAGCAGTTGTCTGACATTAGTAAAAACCCTTCACCTGAAGCAATACAGTCTCTAGCCTTACGCCTGCAAAGCATGACCTCGTCAAGCAAAGATGGTCAGACGCAGATTACAGCCCTAGTCGGTAAGTTGGTAGATCTTGCCAGGGAGGCTGCTAACGCAAAGGTAAACGTAGACGGCCTTAAATCATCTACAGACAACCTTACTGACGGACAGAAAAGCCTAATCCGTCAGTCTGAGCGAAACCTTGCGCTTTCGAAGCTTCAGGGCGCGGCAAGGGCACGCCTGCAAGCACAATATGCAGCGGAGGATGCAGGGTTCTCCAAAGACGATCCGCATACCAAACGTATGCAGGACGACGCATCCGCTACTTATACCAATACAGAAGCGCAGAAAAAGCTTCAGGCAGCACAGAAAAAGAGCACCACGCAAACTGAAAGCGTTGCGCAGAAGCTTGCAAACCTGAAGCAACAATCTGAGCTTGCCGGTGAAAGCACCAAGGAGTTGAGTAGAGAACAGGCCATACTGACCGCGCAGCAGTCGCTGGGCAAAGGCGCTACGCAGGAACAAGTTGCACTGGCAGGCCAGTACGCTGCTCAGAAATGGGACGTTACCAACGCTCTCAAGGCGCAGGCAGCAGCCGAAAAACTTATGCCTGAATCGCGTGAAAACGCCAGCTATAAGCAGGATGTTGCTGATCTGAATACTGCCCTGAGCGCCAAAAAGATAACGCAGGGACAGTACAACGTAACTGCAGAAAAGTTAGAGCAGGAGCACCAGACAAAGCTCGCGCAAATTCGCGCTGAGCAGGCTGTGACACCACAGCAGCAGGCAGCTGGTTCAGTTGACCCGGTTCAGGCACTGGCGAACGAGAACGCCCAGAAGCTGGCCCTTATCCAGCAGTTCACTCAGCAGCGCATTCTGACTGAACAGCAGGGCCTTGAACTGATGAACGCGGCCAACACCCAGTACGAGCAGCAGCGTATCGCGGCACAATGGGAGATATATAAAAACCAGAGCGCCGCTAACAGCCTTCTGGCTGACGCAGTGGACTCTCTTCAGGGTGGTGCGGCTAATGCCATTACTGGCCTTCTAAATGGCACCCAAAGCCTGAGTGAGGCGTTTGCTAACATAGGCACAACCATTCTGGGCAGCGTCGTTAGTGGGCTCGTTGAGATGGGCCTTCAGTATGTGAAGAATATGCTGATGGGCCAGGCGGCGGCCGCGGCATCTTTGGCCGCTACAGCTGCTCAGGCAACAGCGGCTGCCTCAGCATGGGCGCCGGCAGCAATCAGTGCTTCAATCGCAACGATGGGCACAGCATCATCAGTCGGTACCGCTGCTTATTCGACAGCGCTACTGTCCTCAAAGGGCTTAGCTATCGCTGGCGCACGAGAGCACGGCGGCCCCGTTAACGCCAGCAGCATGTACCGTGTGGGCGAAGGCGGTAAGCCTGAAATCTTCAAAGCCAGCAATGGCAGCCAGTACATGATTCCAGGTGATAGCGGCAAGGTAATCAGCAACAGCGATCTGGGCGGTGAGGGCAGCGGTAGTTCATTCAACCCAACCATGAATCTGACCATAAACACCACCAACGGTGTTGATGAAGGGACTATAAAACAGCTTCGTCAGGCCTGGTCAGCTGACATGATGAGAATGATGAAAGATCAGCAGCGCCCCGGCGGCGTTCTTTGCAAATACAGGTAAACCCCATGCCAGAAACTTTTACCTGGAGCCCTCAAAAGGGCTTCACGGCTTCGCGCACGCCAAATGTGGCGGCTGTAAAGCTTGGCGACGGATACGAGCAGCGCCAGGCCAAAGGCATAAACCCGTTGATGGACAGCTACTCACTGACGTTTGTCGGCTATGACGATGCGAAGTGTTCCCGGACCAACGCCGCGAAAGCTGCTGAAGCATTTCTAAAAGCGCGCATGGCCGTCGAATCGTTCTACTGGACGCCGTCAGATACGGGCGTGCAGAAGCTCTTCGTTTGCCGATCATGGTCGCTACAGAAGACAGGAAGCATTTATCAGTTAACCGCAACATTTGAGCAGGTGCCGCGATGAGAGACATCCCTGCAGAACTCATAATCGAGAGCGTAGACGCCGGTGTCGGCGCGATGCTCGACCTGTTTGAAGTAGACCTTCAGTCGTTCGGCGGTGATGTGATCCGCTTTCATGCAGGCACCAACGGCTATTACGGGGATGTTATCTGGCAGGGGCGAGCTTATTCGGCATACCCGATCGCCGTCGAAGGGTTCGATACTAAGTCTGAAGGAACGTATTCGCGCCCGACGATGAAGGTAGCGAACATCTCAGGCCTGATCACTGGCATCAACCATGACTTTGATGACGCGCTCGGCGCAGTGGTAACGCGCCGTCAGGTTCTGGTGAAGCATCTCGACGCGGTAAACTTCCCGAACGGCAACGCAGATGCAGACAGCACGATGGAAGCTGTGTCGCGCTACGTTATTGAAGAGATGGCCGAGGAGACCTTCGAGACAGTCACGTATAACCTGGCGACACCTGTCGACTGCGACAACGCCATAATCCCAGCACGCACTATCCTGGCTGACGTCTGCCAGTGGGTTTACCGTGGCGATGGTTGCTTCTATGACGGGCCAGCGGTAGCCGACGAAAAGGATAATCCGACCTCGGATATTTCGAAAGACAAGTGCTCGAAGCATTTGAACGGCTGCGAGTTTCGCTATCCCAAACCTAAAGCCAAACCGTTCGGCGGCTTCCCTGGCTCTTCGAAGGTGTCCTGATGATCGAAGAAGAGTGCCTTGCTTACGCTGCGCTGTCGCGCAATGAAGTCTGCGGACTGATTATCAATGACCAGCAGCTGATACGATGCGATAACGCTCATCCGAAACCAGAGCAGCATTTCCGAATAAGCGATACTGACTGGACACAAGCAGAAGCGGCGGGAGAAATCACCGCCGTTTTTCATTCTCACCCTATGGCAAAGCTGGTTCTGTCCGGCGCTGACCGTCAGGCGCAGATCGCTTCCGGCGTTGAATGGTGGCTCGCCAGCGGCGGCAGGCTTCGCAAATTCAGGCCGGTCCCGCATCTTCTTGGCCGTCATTTTGAACACGGCATTATGGACTGCTACACCCTCTTTCGCGATGCGTATCACCTTTGCGGTCTCGATCTGCCTGATTTCGAAAGGACAAACGGATGGTGGGTCCGGGGTGAAAACCTCTATCTCAAAAACATGGCGGCCAACGGATTTTATGAGGTTTCACTGGCAGACGTTCAGCCGGGCGATGTGATCATCCGTCGCGCGTTTCCTGAGTCCGATCCCTGTCATGCCATGATTTGGCTTGGGGATAATACAGTGCTTCACCACGAAGTGGCAGGCCGCCTGAGCCGCCGCGAACAATTCCGCCAGGCATACGTAAAACTGACTCATTCCGTCTGGAGGCATGAACAATGCTCATCTTTAGATTTGCGGGGAATCTCCGACGACATTTCCGCCAGATCGCTTTAAACGTTGATACGCCAGCGCAGGGACTTCGTCTTTTGCTTGCTCAGTCTCCGGCTTTCAAGCGCGACTTTTACAGGACCAAAATCCGGGTACGCATTGCGGGTGAAGACGTCACCGAAGAAAGCAAAAACCTTCACATGAACCGGCATCTTAAGGATGGCTCCACTGTGCTGTTTGCGCCGGTTATCGAAGGGGCCGGTCTGGAAACAGGCGCAATTGTTGCCATAGTGGCAGTAACGCTGTCTGTTGCTTCCGTCGCCTATTCCCTCTACATGACGTCGAGCATGAAAAATAAATCCTCTGCCGACCAGAACACAGAATCCATCACGAACAACTCGTTTACCAGCGTCGACAACCGTATCGGTCAGGGCAGGCCCGTTCCGCTGCTCTTAGGTGAAATGGTCGTGGGTTCAAACGTAATTTCACTCGGCATCGACACGTCGAACAATCAGGACTGGGACATTTCCATCAGTTAAGGTGAAAACATGAGTTCAGGCGGCGGCAGCGGCAGCACTCCCAAACTTTTAGACGACAACCTCAAATCGAAGCAGTTTCTCCGCGCCCTTGACCTCATCTCTGAAGGGCCAATTTATGGTCCGGTGGATCAGCAGCATCTGTCATCTTTCATGGTGAACAAAACTCCCGTCACGGATGCGCAGGGCAACGTCACAATAAACGGTGTCAGTGTTGCTTGGCGTCCCGGTTCGGCCTCACAGGAACCGATTAGCGGGTTTTCCGCTATTGAGGCTACCACTATCGTTAACACGGACGTTACGCAAAGCACTCCACTTGTGCGCACCGTTAGCGATACAGACGTGACGCGGGTCAGAATGAATATTGGTGTTTCCGGGTTGCTCCAGCAGGACACGAAAGGGAACCAGAAAAATACATCCGTAGTGATGGTGATAGAAACCCGTACTGGTAACACCGCGTGGCAGACAGTAAAAACGGTCACGATCACCGGTAAAATATCTGGTGAATACCTTGAGGCGCACTTAATCGATGCGCCGCAGACAAAGCCTTTCGATATTCGTTTACGCCGTATCACAGAAGACAGCTCAAGCGATCTGCTGAGCAATGGAACTGTCTGGAACAGCTACACCGAAATTACGGATGACAACCTTTCATATCCCTATGCAGCTATTGCGGGCGCCGTGATTGACCGCGACCAGTATACCGATACGCCAACGCGTACCTACCATCTGCGCGGGTTGATTGTCGATGTGCCAGATAACTACGATCCGATTGCTCGCACATATAGCGGCATCTGGACGGGCGGATTTAAATCTGCCTGGACCAACAACCCCGCCTGGCTGTTTCGTGCGCTGGTGAAAAATACCCGTTACGGACTGGCTAAGCGCGCTGGTTACATTGACATTGATGATGGCAGCCTTTACGTGCTGTCTCAGTTTTGCGATCAGCTGGTTGATGATGGTTATGGCGGAAAGGAACCGCGCTTTACCCTGAATGCTTACATTACTGAGCAAAAGAGCGCCCGCGATATTCTGGATGATATTGCCGGGATGTTCCGGGGGATCGCTCTATGGGATGGCATGCGGTTTACCATCATGCTGGACAACCCACAGGACCCGGTGGCGGCGGTCACAAATGCTAACGTGGTCGACGGCCTATTCACATACAGCTCTATGAAGCGCTCCGATCGCTATAACGCAGTCGTGGTTTCCTGGACGGATCCTGATAACGGCTGGGAACAGGTAAAAGAATACGTCTCGGATGACGAGATGATCGACCGCTACGGCTACAACGAAACGACTCTGGAGGCGTTCGGGTGCACGTCTCGAGGTCAGGCTTTTCGCGCCGGAAAATGGCTGATTGAAAGTGCCAAGCGTGAGACTAAAAAAGTCACGTTCCGTATGGCGCGTGATGCAATCGGCTTCATGCCGGGCGATATTATCGAAGTGATGGACAACAACTACGCCGCAACGCGGCTTGGCGGGCGTATCATTTCGCATAGCGGCGCGAAAATCACGGTTGATGCAGACGTGTCAGAGCTTGTATCTGGCGGCGATACCATGTCGCTGATGGGCGCTGACGGGAAGTTTTCAAAATACACTATTTCCGGCGTGGTCGGCAGAGTGATAACCCTGCGCACCGCTCCAGCCTGGGTAAAAGATGGCACCATCTTCGTGATTTCAACGGGCAAGGTGGCAACTCGCATGTTCCGCGTAATGGGCGTCTCTGAGGATACGAACAATTCGGTCTATAGCATTTCAGCAACCCTGTATGATCCGAACAAACAGGCGATCGTAGATGATGGGGCAGTTTTCGATACCCCGAATGACACACTGAACGGGTATCGTGTCCCGAACATCGAAAACCTGCGCATCATTAACACCAACAGCGAAACCGTTCAGGTTACCGCAACGTGGGAAACAGCCACGACAACACGCAAGCTGATGTTTGAGTTGTATGTGTATAACCTCGATGGCGCGGTGGTGGCTCAGTACGAGACTGACCAGTTCCGGTATGAGTTTTACGGGCTGGATGCAGGGAATTACACCCTGGGCGTGCGCGGCCGCAACGAAAACGGGATGAAAGGGGCGGAGACGCAGGTTAGCCTGGTTATCGGCGCACCGTCGGCACCTACTTTTATTCAGTGGAACCCGGGTATCTTCTCGGCTGATATTGTTCCGGTAATGAGCGTCAGCGCGACAATTGATACGACCTTCGAATTCTGGTACACCGGTGAGGTGCCAGCCAGTTCAATCGGCGCGGTAGAGACAGAAGCGCAATTCCTCGGCAGAGCCTCACAGTGGACCCTGCATGGATTGAAGGCGGACCACACTTACTACATGTACGTCCGTACCAAGAATGCGTTTGGCGTGTCGGCTTTTGTTCAGGTATCAGGACAGGCTTCGTCAGATATACCGGGAATGATTGACTATATCGATGAGCAGATCCGTAAGTCTGAGGCGTTTGAGCGGCTTTCCTCTAATATCGACACTAACATTGATGGGCTACTCCAGAACGCATTAAACCTTGATGCTTCGATAGATCACCAATTTGAGGCCTACGGGCGTAACCGGGCGGACATCCTCACTGTTAAGCAAACTGTGGCTGATAATGACCACGCCTATGCTGAAAAATTCGAACAATTGCAGGCAACATCCGATCAGAACTCTGCGGCGGTACAGCAGGTATCAAGCGCTTACGCAGATCTGAGTGGGAAGCTTTCAGCTCAATGGGGTGTTAAAGTCCAGGTGGACAGCAACGGTAACAAATATGTCGCTGGCATGCAGTTGGGTGTTGAAGGAAATAATGGTTCTGTACAGTCATATGCGTTATTTAGCGCCGATAATTTCGGCATATACAACACCACCAACGGGACTTATCAACTCGCATTCACCGCTGTAAATGGTCAGGTATTTATCAGAGATGCTTTCATCAACTATGCGTCAATTACTCTGGCAAAAGTAGGTTCTTGGTACTCATCTAATTACGTGGCAGGGCAGACGAGAACGATAATGCGTTCAGACGGCTCTTTCGAACTCAACGGTCCAGTATCAGGTCAGGGAAGATTTTTATTGGATAACAAAGGGGCGGCCTGGTACAACGCGAGCGGTCAGTTGGTTTGTGTAATGGGGGCTCAAAGGTAATGGCAGGATTTCAGACATTCATCAACGGAACGTCTTACGATGCTGTTAACTCGATGTCTTACAATTTTATCGCGGATGTGGCTACTGTATCCGGATCGGGCAGTCAGACTTATAGCCTGCCCGGCTTTAACCTTAGCGCGGTAATAATTGGCGGGAGAACGTCGGCAGGTGCCAGCCAGATAAATTATGCTGTATCCGTCTCTGGTCAGACTGTGTCATGGAGCGGGGTAGACATTGCATCCAAGTTAATTGTGACGGCTACGGCAGCAACGACGTTGAATTACGCAGGCTTCGTGTATAACGATTATTCGGTTAACCCTCCTGTATTTAAACTGGCGCCAAACTTCACGCCTTTCAATCTGGTCCAGGTAATAGATTTAACGCCTGCGTTCGACCAGATAGTGCAAACTAACGTACCGGTCAGTATGTCCCTGGTTGCTTTTCACAGGAGTACGGCAGGATCAGGGTTTAACCATGTGTGGTGGACTGAAGTTAACCAGAATGGATATTGGGCGCTGAAATTTAGGCCTAATTTCGGCCTTGCGATGGGGCCAACGCGCATTTACGTGTTTGCAAAAATGATGGTAAACGCCCCGCCTGGTGGGTTCTTTATGTATAACAATGGCGTGATGGTGTGGCACAGCAACTGCCTTCCCCTTCAGATGCAGACGGGGTCCACAACCAACGCGGGACAGTCAGTAGCTATTACCTCAGGCGTATCGGTGGTTGTCGCATATCCGAGTGATCCGGCTTATCCGAACATTGGTACACGTCGTTATAACTGCTACAGCGCAGGCTTAAATTCTTCAGGTAACTGGGAGGCGTCCGGTGGAGACCTTTACGCCTCAGCTGAATACAGCAACCCAGCAAACTCAGGCGCCCCTCCTTCTTATTCATGCGGGCCACCCGGCTTTATTTATACAAATGCTTATGACAGCTATTACAGACAGGCGTTAGGGGTTTAACTTGTCGCAAGATGAGGTGTCGATAAACTGGGGCTTGTCTGTCCATGTATAAAAAGGATTTCCAGCGAGATAGCGTCCGTTTTCAACTTTAAATATAGCTACATTGTAAACCTCTTTATAAATGGTCGCTTTGTTGTAGCAAACGGGCGGAGAGTTAGAGACGCAGCCAGATGCCAGCAAAGATAACAAAGTGATAGTGATAATCTTTTTCATTTAAACTTCCTTCTTGCGTTATATGTGAACTCTAAAAGAATGACCAGTGGATTAATTGAGAGAGTAAAAAACATTGGTGAGTCTTAATAACTTGATTGAGCGTAATTGATAATCAATTACATGAAAGCCCAGCCTTAGCGCTGGGTTTTTTATTATCCGGAGAAAACCATGCCAGCAGGCACTATTACCCTAACAAATAATTCCGCCACCGTTACCGGCTCTGGAACGAGCTTTACATCCGAGCTAAAGGCGAATGACTTCATCGTCGCGGTAGTCGGCGGGGTAACTTACACGCTCGGAGTCAAGTCGGTTGATTCTGCAACCGGCGTAACGCTCATTACAGCTTATAGCGGACCAACTACTTCAGGTCTGGCATGGACTGCTGTGCCAAATGCTGCGCTAGTGGGAATTACTGCTCAAGTTGCGGCAGATGTTGCAAAAGCTATTCGAGGCTTAAACCTTGATAAAGCGAATTGGCAGCAGGTGTACAGTGCATCAGGAAATATAACCGTAACTTTGCCAGACGGAACTCAATATAGCGGGCCAGCCTGGAATAGCATCACCAACACACTCGGCACTAAATTAGATAAAAGCGGCGGTACGCTTACTGGGCCTCTTAACGGAACAACACTGGTCCTTAGCTCTTCTGGAACAATGAGCAGTATGGAACTGGTAAATGACACACCATTTATTGATTTCCATTACGGAAGCAATGCATCAGTAGATTACACGACGCGAATTATTGAATCCGCATCAGGTACACTGACTTTGCGAGCTTCAAGTAGCTCTTATGCAGGGCTGGCAGTTGGTGCGCTTGGGCTTAACGGGCAGTTGACGGCAAACGGAAACACACTGGCAGGCATCGGAGCATTATCATTCAATTCTGTAGCTAATCTCAGGACAACGCTTGGTAACATGGGTTTCTCACAAGGAGCTAATAACAGCTTCGACATCCCAGGTCCATCCAGAACGATGCGTATAATGTGTTCAACAGCAGTTGTCACGACTAATACGTCAGGAGAAACAACCGTCACCTATCCACAAGCGTTCTCTACTGCTCTTGTGGGGTTAGTAATTTGTGCCGGAGATAATGTCGGAAACCCATTTGCGATCATCAACTATTCATCATCCAGAACAAGTAGCTTTGATTTTCACTGCGCTAACGCTTCCAGTTCGGTTCGCGTCAATTACATAGCGATAGGATATTAAAATGAAATACAGTCCAACAACGCTGGGTTTTTACCCGTCTGACGCTGAATCGCTACAGGCGTATATCGATGCAGGCAATCTTCCAGACGATCTTGTTGACATTTCTGATGATGACTACAAGGAATGGTTTAACCCTCCAGAAGGGAAATACGGCGCATGGGTCGATGGAGCACCAGTCTTGCTGAATATTCCTGAGCCTGATTATATCGGGCAGGCTGAAGCAAAAAAGGCTCAACTGCTGTCAGATGCCACCAGTGCAACATACTCTCTTAATCTTAAGTTGATGATGGGCAGGACTTTAACGGAAGATGAGACAGCCACAGTAAATGCGTGGCTTGATTATGTTGATGTTTTAAACGATACCGATTTAAGCGATGCCCCAGATGTTCAATGGCCCACTAAGCCAGCATAAAAAAGCCCCGGCGACGGGGCAGAGGTAGACCGCGCCGATCTGAGCAGGCTACGGGGCCATTGGTTTATGGTAAGGGGGCGCATAAAGGAGCGACAGGGAGCAGAAAAGGAAAAGCCCGCCAGGAGCGGGCAATCATGAGGCATGTGTCGTTATGGCTAATTATGCTGCTGTGTGCGGGCAAATCATATGATGTTGCAGTACGTATTTTAAGCGCCCGATTCGAATATAGAATAACCTCACTGCTGTAGAGCCATTGACAGATGATAGCCTGCCGCCGCCGATCTGGACCCGTGTGAGACAGATTTGGGACACGCAAAGGTTCGCTGAGATTCATGGGGCATCTGTGGGACAAAAAATTGCCGCAATCTTTGCCATCTCTCTGCTACAGGGTTGGCAAGTCATTGCGGCAATGCTCTGTTGGCGCGGGCTTTCGATGTGATCTTCGCTCGATCTGTTTTTCCTACCACTGCATTATGAATATGCAGGTTTAAGCGGGTAAGTAGCTGAAAATAATAAAAATACTATACGGACACTTTAGCGAAACACGTATGTAGCACAAGATCGTTCATTTTCGTGTTGATAAGGGAAAGCTGATCCGTATTGTTCTCTGACATCCAGGCGCCATATACCCGGTACACCATCTGCGTATCTGAGTGACCCATTTGCGCGGCGACATAGTTCGGGTTTGCGCCTGCCGACAGCGCCCAGCATGGGAAGGTATGCCTGGACTGATATGCTTTTCGGTGACGAAGGCCGGCACGCCTTAATGCACTGTTTCATATATGACCAAGCGACTCTGTTAAATAGTAAGCGCCTGACCTGCCGTTTACTGAATCCAGACTGGCGTTAAAGACGAATATTTTCTGATCCTCGCTCCACTCACCGTACTCCCTGGTATGAAAGGCGAAAGAGGTCGGCGGATACATTCTTGTCAGTTCGCGCTGGTCACGGAGAACTTCAACCGCTGCATCTATCATGCATATGACCCTGTTGCCCGCCTCTGTCTTCGGGGGGGGAGCCTGCGGCGTCAGATTGCGTGACACGGTTATTGTCTTCGCTTCAAGGTCTATATCCTCCCAGGCCAGCACGCAGATTTCTCCGTGGCGTAATCCTGTCAGAATAGCCAGCGACCACATATTCGCGTTCTGCCGGTTAGCGCATCCTGCGATGAGGCGCGGAAATTCCTCTCGCGTCATCGGGTCCGGCCGCTTGTTGGATTTTTTAAGAGGCTTGATGCCCGTCATCGGGTTTGCCTCTATATATCCGTTCCCGTTCCCGTTCCTGTGCGCGAAGGCGAAGATGGCTTTCAGATCGGACATGCTGGAATTCACCGTTGCGGCCGTTCTTCCTTTCTTCTCTATATTCATCTTCCTGCCGGTGAAGTAACTTCCGTTCAGCAGCTCGATGCGCAGGTTAAGCAGATCCTTCTGCATGATGGACTTTATGTCCCGGCTGTTGCCAATGTTGTCGAGCGTAACGCGCACGCGCCGCTCTGTTGTCACATACGAGCTGTTTGCCCAGTCAGGCTTTTTGAGCTTCATCCATAAATCCGCCACGTCCCGTATAGCGACCGGCTTCGATGACTCCACCTCATTTTTGAACAGCGGCGATTCGGGAAACGGGCTACGGTAATCAAACCTCCCTGTCTTTATGCGGTACACGATGTTGCTGCGCAGCTCGCCAGCCATCTTCCTGTTCTTCGGGGTGTCGGGTACACCGAGCGCCTCCCACCGTCTTCGCCTCTCATACATGAACCAGATTCGAAGGTGGTTCTTGTTCGGGGCCACGCCTGTTGGGTATCCAGACATTTTCCATTCTCCTGTTGAAAGGGATCTGCATTTAAGCAGATTTGCGTCGCGGAATCGCCGCTGGCAGGCTGTCTATCCATTTCTCAACGAGCTTCCAGTCATAGAAACACTGGCTGTTGTCGAAGGGGACACCATCAGCTGAGACGTGCTTATATACCCTTCCTTCCATCCAGCATTCACTTCGCGCTGTCTTAATGGTATTGCTTTTCAGACCAGTAATGGCGACAACACTCAGATAAATGGCAACCCGTTTTACGGGAACATGCTTAGCACAGGGACAAGCATGCAGGCATCATTGTAACTTCAGGGATTGAAGGGATGGTGATAGGAAATAATGCTAGGAGATCCGATTTATTCCTTAAAGGTTCTGGCACCACGATGTCATATTGGGTGTTCACAGGGAATACCTTAAAGGATATGATCACTGGTTTTAGTGATTTAAGCTATTTTCCGCTGTCTCTCTACTAAGGGAATACTCATTGCGGATCTGCAACTGACTCATCTTATACTACACCGTCTGGCGCATTCGTAGAACGAGGAAAATTCAGGACTGCTGTAACTGTTTCGGCGGTCGCGGCAACGACTGGATCGTTTACAGTCACGATACCCTCAGGCGTGTTCGCAGAAGCTCTCAATGGGAACAGGCGACGCCAATTAATGTGAATGCTGGCTACCTGCTTTCCTACGCTCCTGGTGAGAGCACGGCGACCACTGCCAAGTTCTATATCAGAAACGCATCAGGATCAACTATTTCCGCATTTTCATTCCAGTTTGAATTGTCAGGTGAGTAACAATAAGGCCACTAAACGTGGCCTTCATTTTATTTCTTTATCAACTGCATCGTCCATCCTGGCGGATTTATTCTTATGTCCATTTTGCTACCGCTATCCATATCATTAAATTTCTCTATATCTTCTTTAAATCCAGACTCAGGCATTGGTGCTATACTAAAGCTGGGCAACAGAATAGCGATGGTAACTAAAGAAAACACTGAGACGATCAGCTTACTTTTACAATTTATTCTTGAAAATAGGAATAGAACGAAGCAGTAGAATGCGAAGTTAGTTACGAAAAAGTAACGCTGACCATTAATTGGTCCGAAGAATACAGGCCATTGAGGATCGGTGACGCTCATCATTGGCTTAGCCAGCGCAAATCCTATCATAAGAACTGGGAATATCAACGCCACCTTGAATCGCCATCCTGATTTAACGAAGAAATAAAGTGCGGGAACGATAAATGCGATAAATAAAGCAAGGCATACCCACTTTTCATATGGCATGAAAGCTATTAGTTCATTATTAAAGAAAGAGCCAGCAACAATTCTGTAAGCGACGATTTTAACCAAAATGCCAACAGAAGCCCCGAGCGGCGCAGATGACCTTGCTGTGTCTGGTGATAGTAATATTGCAGCCACCTGTATGACGCAACAAATCGCCATGACAGCATCAAAGGTATTAACTCCTTTGATTGCATTTGCAATTCCTCCGCGCTCACAAACTCTTTTCAGTAAAAGACATGGCGCTATAAATACAACGAATGGTCCACTTAGGGCGCTGATAACAAGCAATGCATAATCATGTGTCTTCCATGCAATACCATGACTGTCTTCTGACATTACCACCGCTACCAGATACATTGATAAATACCAGTGAATATTAGTAATATTTACAAATCCCTCTTCTTGGTTTGGCATCAGAATAAAATAAATAACCGCAGCGAGCCTGTATGACAGTGGCGCAAATTTCATTCTCGAAGACAATATGAAGCCAATAAAGAAGCACCTGATAAGTATGGCTATGACGTTAGCGCCAAGTGCTGCATTGGAAATCCCAAGAATCATCGAAATTCCATATGTCAGCCTTGATATAGTCTGGTAGTATCCATTTTGAGGAAGAAATAAAGAAGACAGGAATCCGTTATTATATATGCCCGCCATCCATATCTTACCGTCCTCTGCCCACGGCTGTGCATGCGTGACTATATCAGGGCGCCTGAGCACGAAAACAATAAATGAGAAAGCCATTACTCCTAATATAACTGCTGTGTTGAGAGGCTTTTTTTCATTCCACATGGTTCTGTTCATTCAATTTCCATTTTTTGATTATATATCTTGGTCTTTTTTTGGTTTCAACATAAATCCTGCCAATATACTCACCAAGCACACCTATCCCTATCAACTGAACCCCGCCAAGAAACAGAATTGATACCAGTATCGAAGGATAACCAGCGACGGGATTCCCCCAAATCAGCTTTTCTGCGATCATCCATACGCCGTAAAGGAAAGACAGCCCGGCAACGAAAAACCCCATGTATGTCCACATGCGAAGTGGGAGTGTAGAGAAAGAAGTAATGCCCTCTAATGCCAGATTCCATAACTTCCAGCCATTAAACTTTGTGGTGCCTGCGATGCGTTCCGCACGGGTGTATTCGACCACCTCCGTGCGTCCACCTACCCATGACAGAATGCCCTTCATGAAAAGGTTTCGCTCTTGAAGAAGCTTTATATTGTCAACGACTTCGCGTGACATCAGCCTGAAGTCACCCACGTTTTCTTCAATCCTTGGTTTACTGATCAGGTTATGCAGCTTGTAAAACCACTCGGCACTTTTGCGCTTAATATGGCTATCTGATGAACGGTCAGTGCGTTTTGCCAGGACAACATCAGCACCATCTTCCCATTTAGCAATAAGCTGCGGAATTACATCAATCGGGTCTTGCAGGTCAACGTCTATTGGTATAACCACATCGCCAGTTGATTCCTCAAGTCCGGCAAACAGGGCAGGCTCTTTGCCGAAATTACGGGTAAAACAAACGTGCCTGACCAGACTGTCATTTAACTCAATCTGCCTGAGAATTGACTCGGTTGCGTCAGTGCTTCCGTCATTGACGAAGACAATTTCTACATCATGTTCTGCAAAAGCGGGGCACCCACGGACCTCCTGATAAAAAAGAAGTATTGCTTCCTCTTCATTAAAAACAGGCACGACAAGAGATATTTTCATTTCCGATCCTTGAAGACAACAAACCTGGAATATAAGAAGCCGCAGACCAGGCTAATAGCTGAGAAAACGATAAGTGTTACAACGGGGTTAGCATGCGTCTTGTCTGCATACAAACCGACAGCAGAGGCCATGCCACCCATGAAGAAGAGGTAGAGCATATAGCGAATCGTGGTTATCTCGGCGCTGAAGGTCCATTTCGCGTTCGCAAAAAAAGAGAACGTAACCGCAAAGCAAAAGGCGACGAAGTTTGACAGGGACTGCGTCTGGCCTTGGGTGTAGAGGACTGTAAATACTATCCAGTGAATCAGCGTGTTTACGACGCCCACAGAGGCATACCGAGCAAAAGTCTTTACCATTATGATTGACCCTTTTAGCAGAAGGTGCGGATCTTGGCATCAGATTAGCCCTATGGCAAGAATTCGTAAGGATGTGTAAGGAATAAAAAAGCCCCGGCGATGGGGCAGAGATAGTCCGAGCCGATCTGAGCAGGCTGCGGGTGGGAGGCTAAAGCACAGCGAAAGTGCGCTACAGACATCAGTAGCACACATGCAGCACAAAAAAATACTGCAAAGCGCCTTGTATTCACCTGATTGATGAAGTGCGCCTTGCGGTATGCTTCTGAAAAACCACGAATCAACCTGAATACACGTACACCTGCAAAACTGCTAACTGAAATTATGAATATGCAGGGGTAGGTTATCTGACTGATAAGTATATAATTAAAGGTTAGACCGCTTTAGTGTGGGGCATGGATGGGACAAACTCGTTCAGTTTTACGTTGAGCAGGCTCCTCTGTGCTTCATTAGTTCCCTTCAGCCAGGACCCGTATACCTGATACACCATCTGCGCCTCTGAATGGCCCATTTGCGCCGCAACGTAGTTCGGATTTGCACCAGCCAACAACGCCCAGCATGCGAATGTATACCTAAACTGATATGCCTTACGGTGGCGAAGGCCTGCACGCTCAAAGGTATTGTTCCACATCTGACCGAGCGCCTCCCGCCGTCTTTTCTTCTCGTACATGAACCAGGTCCAGTTACTTTGGACCCGCCATGATGAGATCCGTGTATGCAAGCAAATCTGTATTTATAACGCGCATATTTTATTCGGGGGTTGAAACGGGATGCGGGTAAAACTTTTCCACCACTCTTTGCTTTTATCTTATACACGGCGTATCCATTACATACCTTTAGCGCAGCGTGTACACCCTAAACGATTGCACCTAAGTCAGAGTAGTTATGTGTATAGCTTTATCGCTAAATGCTATTAAAAATCGTCAGATTTTATTTTCTAAGGTTCATTCATTTTCAACAGTGAACAGAATTCAGTAAAAAGCTAACTCAGTGAGCAATTCCTCTTCTGTATAACTGCTTAAATCAAAAAAACGATGGCAAGGCAGGGGCAGTCCGCGCCGATCTAACCAGACTACATGGTGGCTAAAATTTGACGCCTGTGTGCTACTGCTGCCTGCCACCCCCATGAATCACAAAAAAATACTGTCCCAGATACCCTGTATTCTCCTGATAGGTGAAATAAGCCTTAGGGTATGCTTCTGATGGATCTTGATCCATTTACATCAACGTACCCTGCCATATTGCCAGAGAAACTGGAATGCAGGTGTAGAAACGAAGCCCTGACGACGCTAATCCCTGATGAAAAAAAACAGCCTCATTGCAGCCGTACTACTCCTCACCGCCTGTGCCACCAAACAGTATCCCCAGGCCCCCGCCGTTACGGACGAAGAAGCGGTGTCGTTAAACTGTCAGGCGCTTAAGCAAGAGATCGCCAAAACGCATGGTATCCAGCAGGAGATCAAGCAGACCAGCAGCTTCGACTACCGGACGGTAATGGGATTTGTCGGTGACTTCGGTATTGGCAATGGACTTGCCCGCCGTACCGCCAGCGAAAAAGCAAAATCGCGTCTTTCGCAGCTTGAAGCACTACGTGATGTTAAATGCGCGTCTGCCTTCACAGTAAAAACCTGACGAAGCGGCGAGACCAAAGTCGTTTGCAGTTAAAACTGGTTTTGCTTGTTATTTCTAATGTTATAACATAACATTTCGTGCTCTTGTTTAAAGGGAGAGTCACAATGTTAATGAAAAAAAGTGCGTTGCTGGCATTGTCTTTGCTGTTGAGTACCGGCTTTGCGCAGGCGCACGGCCATCATTCGCATGGTCCTGCCATGACGGCAAAGGAACAAAGCGCGTCCGAAGGCCTGTTTGCTGATAGTGATGTAAAGGACCGCGCGCTAACGGACTGGGATGGCGTCTGGGAGTCAGTCTATCCGCTGCTGCAACAGGGAAAGCTCGATCCGGTATTCAGCAAAAAAGCAGAGAAGGGTGGTCATCAGAGTGCGGAACAGATTAAAGAGTATTACCGCAAAGGCTACGCGACAGATGTTGAGCGACTGGGAATTGAAAATGGCGTGATTGAGTTTCATCGCGGCGATAGCGTGGCGGCCTGTGCTTATCATTATGTCGGGCACCAGATTCTGACTTACTCATCAGGGAAAAAGGGGGTACGCTACCTGTTTGAATGCCGTGATCCTGGCAGCAAAGCCCCTAAATATGTCCAGTTCAGCGATCATATTATCGCGCCGCGCAAATCGAGCCATTTTCATGTTTTCTTTGGCAATACTTCTCAGGAAGCCCTGCTGAAAGAGATGGATAACTGGCCAACCTATTATCCTTACCAGCTCACCGAAGATCAGGTCGTTGATGAGATGTTACATCATTAATAGCCTGTACCATCAGGCGAGCGGATATTATACGACGGCTACCGCTCGCCACTAAATATTTAGCCCGGTGACTCTGGTCTGATGAAGGTAATATTCGCGCGTACAGAATGACAGTATCAGCAGCGTATAAGCGGGTTTTGATTCCTGGAGCCGGACGTCGGTTTAATCGATTAAATAGATGCCGGCGACAATCGCGCTCACAGAAATGATATGTAATAGTTCTGTCATAATCCTGTCCTTTGTATCTGTGTTTTATTTAATTCAAGAAGCTATAAAGCAATTCGTCAAATCCTGACTGCCGATTAGTTTTGTAAATGTCTTTCTGGCCTTTCCATCTAAGACGGAACATGCCTTGTCCGATAAGCCAAACGCCAAGCCGGTAATGTTTTTACTTTTACGTCTTGTTCACGTTTCGACAATTTTACACGCAGTTTCAATAGTCGCGACGCTAAACTAATTAGACCCGATGGGGGTAAACGGAGGTGCTTATGTCAGAACGTCCTGATGATATTGATCCGATTCCAGATGATGGTCAGGTTCCTGGCGGCGTGGAAGATATTCCTGGGGGAGATGAGGATGAAATGCCTGAGGATGCCGAATTTCCAGAGGACGAGGACGAGGATGAAGACGAGGATGAAGGTCTGAATCCTTGACATCATGAAGCCGTCTGCGGACGGCTTTATTCATGTGCGCAATTTGTAAAAAACTGCCCGCGCAAGGCGGGCAAATATCATTAAGCAGAACTCTCGTTCACATTACGTAAAGGGTATGCGCATAGCGCAGGGTTATAGTCGCACCGGTATGACTTTATGTGAATGGAGAACAGCGCTGCGGGTCACAGGAAATTCTTATTACCTAAAAAAAACCCGCGCGAGGCGGGTGAAAGTCGTTACATGGTTTTATCCACATGCTGAATAAGACGCCGCCATGCGTAAGAGGTTCGAGCGAGCCGGTGAATAAAAACGGCAATGTGATTAGCTTCTCTCATCACGATAGCGTCGCCATTCCACCAGCGTGCCCGACAGCGTCAGCGTTTCTTCTGTAGAACGCAGCACAGGATAGTCTTCATTCAGCGGTACCAGTTCAAAATTATCCTGGCTGCGAACACGGTATTTGCGCACCACATACTCTCCATTGCCTCTTGCGGCGAGGACGACATCCCCCGGCTGCGGCACTACCTCTGGGTCGATCAGTAACAGGTCGTTACGCAGGCAGTGCGGCGCCAGCGCGTTGTCCCACAGCACAACGGCAAAGCTCGCGGCGGAACGAGCACGATCTGTCTGCACATAATCCCGTATTTCCACCTGGGGTGCTTCCGTTAACCAGCTGGCAAGCTGTTCTTTCGCCAGCACGGGCAGACCAGTTTGCATCTGCGTTTGCACAGTAAACACCGGTCCATCGCCGTCGACCAGCCAGGCGGGCGCACAGCCCAGTGCTTCCGCCAGACGCAGCAGATTTTCCCCGCGCGGCAGCGTCTCCTCTTTTTCCCACTGCGAAATCGCCACATGGGATACCGAAATTTTTTCTGCTACCGCTTTTTGCGTCAAATTCAAGGCTTTACGGCGGCGGCGAATACGCTCGCCCGTGGTTTCTTTTTGCATTGTCTTGACATCTCCAGTGAGCCAGACTTAAGTATACTTAAGCTGTTAATTTAAGCAATCTTAAGTTGCGGTGAGGGAGGCGCTTTACGTTTTACGCCTGACGCCAGTAGCTGTGACCCGTGAGGCTCAGAGGTGAGGCATGGAGAGTAGTTTAATTACCAGTGTTGGCGCGTTAGTTCTTGGAGGCGGGGCTGCCGCGCTTTTCTGGAAACCCCTTATTGCAGGCATTGCCTCAATTGTCACCAGCAACCGTGCCGGTGGCGAAATTATTACCAGCTATAAGGAGCAGGTTGTGTTGCTAAAAGAGAGCAACGCGTTGCTCAGACAGGAGAACGATGATTTGCGTATGCGCCATGACACGAATTTGCGGCGGATATCGACTCTGGAAACCGATCTGCGGCTGATTAAAAACGCACTCGGCATTCTGGTGGTGATGACCGACGCCGATCAGAACAGCAAGTTCCGCAATGAAATCGACAGACTGATTACCACCTTAGAGGATCGCAGCGATGGCAGAGATACACAGTGAAATAAAGCCGGTAAGCCATAAGCGCAAAGTGATGCTGGGCGTGCTGATGTTGGGCATGTCACTCCTGTGCATTCTGATGACCATCTTGTTCTTGTACGTCAGCAGCGCCGCCAACCGTCAGGTAGAAGATATTCGACGTGAATCGCGCGAAGCCGCCAGCCGACGTGAAGCCAAAGTCGATCAACTGTCGCAGCAGGTCACTGTGCTGCAACACAAACTGGATGCCCTACCGGATCGCACCGCTGAACAGACCGTCGATAAGGTGAAGCGGGTAGTGATACAGGATGAACCCCCGGTAAAGAAGTGAGAGGAAAAGCTTATGCGTATTTTCAATCTGATTGGGGAAGGCTTCCACGCCCTCCGATCGCTCATCACCACTAAGGAGTCTGCTATGACTGATACCAGCATGATTAATTCTACCGCTCAAACCGGTGACGCGGCGCTGCCGCAATTTGCGGTGCCGGACAGCAATGTGCCAACTAACCCCCAGTTGCAGCGTTTGTCGTCGCCTTCAACGGTTGCGCCTGCGACTTCTGAGGAGACGCCCGGTGAAACGCATGTGGCGCCGGATGCCACGGCACAGCACACGCCGGCACAGCCCGTATCAAATACCGACGCTGAGGCGCAGCCCGCCGTTCAGGCTACGGAGCAACAGCCCGCAACGGATACGCAGTCCGAGACGCCGATATCCGTGGCGGATGCCGCAGCCGGGCAGACCAGCGCGCAGGCGAGTAATGAGGGGGTTCAGCAGCCAGCGGCCGCAGCCGATAGCGGCAGCGATGCGCCTGCCGCCTCGAGCGCCCAGCCAGCGGCCGCAGCCGGTAGCGGCAGTGATGCGCCTGCCGTGTCGGAGGGCCAGCCAGCGGCCGCAGCCGGTAGCGGCAGCGATGCGCCTGCCGTGTCGGACGCCCAGCCAGCGGCCGCAGCCGATAGCGGCAGCGATGCGCCTGCCGTGTCGGACGCCCAGCCAGCGGCCGCAGCCGATAGCGGCAGCGGTGCGCCTGCCGCCTCGAGCGCCCAGCCGTCAGCGGCGGGGACTGAGCAAAGCGACTTCAGCGCTGGCGTAAAGGATTTCAGCGCGGCATTCGATTTCGTTCAGCAGGGAATAGAGCATCTCGGCACAGCGGCGAGGAATGAGCTGTTTGCGCTGGCGAGGAAGTATCTGTAATGCTTTATCCTGAGCGGCCATTAAACAGGGGACCCGCGTCCCCTGTTTTGTCAGAAAATCAGCGTGCTTCTGGCGCCGCCGCTGTCGGAAGGCAGCACAAAGCGAATTGTCATCGACAGGTTTTTGACTGGCTTATAAGGCTCATAGCGCCATTTGCCGACGGCGGCAATGACATAGGGTTCAAACAGACCTCGCGGTTCTGACCGCAGGATACGCATTTCACTGACTTTGCCTTCCGCATCCACGTCATAAGCAAATTTTACGTAGCCTTCGATATGTCGGGTTAAGGCGTAACAGGGATAAACCGGACGCGTCAGTTTTAGCGCTTTAGGCGTACTGGCGGAATCAGGGGACGCAGCGCAGCCAGTAAGCAGCAACAGAGCGAAAAGAAATAACAGCTTGTTCATTTTAACTTCCTGTTAAAACGGCGGGTAGAGCAAATGATAACGCTTATCGATGCTCACTGCGACTTCCGACTATTCTTAAGGCGGCTTCGTTATAATCCTCTATCTTTACTCATTCACGCGAGATATTTTCAGGTTAAAACCGCAAAAGGAGAAACAGCATGAGTGATTCAGCGGAAACGAAAAGCAAAACTGACTACCTGCGCGATGTGACCTCGCAGCTGAAAGAGATGCGCCATTACGCGCAGACCAACACGGAAACGCTCTCCAGCCACTGGCTGGCGTTTGATGCAGGTGAATATAAGGATAAGGAGTTCGCAGGTCGTATCGATGCGCTGCTTAACAAACAGGGCACGCTGCTCGACGACCTGGACGGCGCGATTCAGGATATGGAAATCGCCATCAATCACAGCGAGCAGGAAAAATAATCCTGCCCGATCCGGTGGCCGTTAATCGGCCACCAGCCACATCTCCGCCTCTTCGAACATCTCTTCGATAATACGCGCCAGCGTCGCCTTATCGTTTTTACTCATGTCGGTTTCGATAGCGTTACGCTCCATTGGCTTAACGCGTACCTCTATCTCAGGGAAGACGCGCTGTACGCGCTTTTCCAGCTCTCGCAAAATCATTTCGCGCGCGCCAGGGAGGCCGGCAACGTTACGCTTATCGTAAATCAATTCCACAAACATACTGGTATTCCATACAGGGAAAAAATTCGCTGGCACATCATACTGTAAATACAACCAGTGACAAGCCTCTGTGCGGGCACAACCGCTTTTTTTTCAGCAAAGGACGCAATTTTATCGCAGGTGGCAAAGCGAGAAGGTAAAAACAGGAGATATCTGAGGAACGCGGCAGGCAAAGGAAAAAATCAAACCTCTGGAGGTGGAAATCCAGCAACACCTCCAGAGGCGGTGCAAGCGCACCATTCGTTCAAGGACAATCACGACCGAAGTCGTAGGTTAAACTTATACAAGTTTTATTGGCTTGTACAATTTTATCCTCACTTATTTGACTGGTTGGAGGTGTTGTCACATTACTGGGGTTCAGAGTTCGTTCTTGATACAGAACTCTTCCCACGTCATGCCCAGCGATTCTGCGTGTGATTTAAGATAGTTTTCAATCGCTTCCGCAGCAACGGCCTTATCGGGTTCGGCAAGCTGGATAGAAAAAATCATGCCGTCGAGATTTTTCTGGCGCAGAAAAGCGGCATAGATGCGTTCGGCGTGCCATTCGCGCAGCTGGCGCAGCGACATGTTGGCGTATCGGGCGTCGCTTTCGGTTAATTCATCAAGCGCGGCTTTAAAATCGGCGTGGGCGGTGAAAAACATCTCGCGTGCCTGCGCGTAATAGGCTTCTGGCGTTTTCAT